TCAGTCATCACGACCCATGATGCCAAACAGCTGCAGCAGGCTCACAAACAGGTTGTAGATCGACACATACAGGCTGATGGTCGCCATGATGTAGTTACGCTCGCCACCGTGAATGATCGCGCTGGTCTGGAACAGGATGCAGACCGACGAGAACAGCACGAAGCCAGCGCTGATCGCCAGTTGCAGGCCGCTGATCTGGAAGAAGAAGCTGGCCACGACAGCACCCAGCAGGACAAAGAAGCCCGCAGTGATGAAGCCGCTGAGGAAGCTCATGTCCTTGCGGGTAATCAGCACATAAGCCGACAGGCCGCCGAACACCAGGGCTGTCATGGCAAATGCCGAGCTGACCACCTCAGCGCCACCGGCCATGCCCAGGTAGCGGTTGAGGATAGGGCCGAGGATAAAGCCCATGAAGCCGGTGAGGGCGAAGGTGGACACCAGGCCCCAGGCCGAATCACGCAGTTTGTTGGTAAGGAAGAACAGCCCGTAGAAGCCGATCAGCACCACGAACACGTTCGGGTAGCCGACGCGCATCTGCTGGGCCACGAAGGCCATGACACCGCTGAAGGCGAGGGTGAGCGCCAGCAGGCTGTATGTGTTGCGCAGGACCTTGCTGATCTCCTGCTGCTCGACCTGCTGGCCGTGGTGTACGGCGTAATCCTGTTCGCGCATGGCGACACTCCTTGGTAAACCTGTGGTTTTCAGACGTTCAGATGCTAGGAGTCTATCAGAGCTCCCGCAACCCGCGACACAGAGAGTTTGACAGCTTGTTTCATTACGGTATTATGGCGGCCGCAAAACGAGCTGGAAGCGTGGCCGAGTGGTTTAAGGCAACGGTCTTGAAAACCGTCGATGGGCAACTATCCTAGAGTTCGAATCTCTACGCTTCCGCCATACAAGTGCTTGATTTCATTGATGTTCGCCACCGCTGAACCCGCAAATGGGAGCGTTTTGGGAACACTTTGGGAATGACAGGCAGAAGAAAGGGGCCCTTGCGGCCCCTTTTTTTGTGCGTTCAGGTCAACCTGAGCGCCTGATTCAACAACCCCACCACATCAGGGCCGTCCTCGCTGATCCACTTCGCGTAGTGCTTGAAGATCATCGCCGTCGATGTGTGCCCCATCTGATCCGCGATCCACTCCGGCGTGGCGATACCACTGCTCAGCATCTGGCTGGCGAAGGTGTGCCGGCAGGTGTTCGGCCCACGCTGGCGTACGCCAGCTTTCTCCAGGTGCGTGATCCACCACCCATGCCGCAGAACATCAGAAGAGCGGTACGGCTCACCAGTGGCACTGTTGTGGAATACAAAGCGCACGCGCTGTTCCCGCACCGTCCGATTGTCGCGGTCGACGACCTCGATCAGTTCCGGCGCAATGTGCTGGGTGAACTTGGCTTGCGCCTGCAAAGCGCGCAGGGCTGGAGCGAGCAGTTTGACCTTGCGCGTAGAGCGCCGGGTTTTGGTCACTTTGTACTGACCGGCCACCCTCGCGCGGCGAATCTCCACGGTACCCGCCACTAGGTCGACGTCTTCCCAGGCCAGGGCAATCGCTTCGCTGACCCGCGGGCCAGTCCAGATCATGAATTCCGTCAGGTTGATTTCTTGTTGCCGTTCAGTCTGCTGCTCCAGGATCGCGTTGATTTCTTCCCGGGTGAATGGGTCTGGGTCGTCAGCGTCTGGCAGCGAGATAGTGATCCCATCAGTCGGGTCGAACGCGAAGCGGTTCCGGGTACGGTACAGCTGGAAGATCTGGCGCAGGTGGCTGACGATCTCGCGTACGGTCTTGTTGTGCAGCTTGGGCATCAGCACGCTTTGCACCCAGTGTTGAATGTCCAAATGATCGATGCGATCTGCCTGCTGATCGCCCCAGCGTGGGCGAATGTGCTTCTCGGTGCGGCTGCGGTACATGGCGAAGCCGCTGGCTGCCATCTGGTTGCCCTTTATCTCTAGCCACAGGTCGATGTAGTGGCCGAGGGTGTTGGTCTTGACTCGCGGCGAGTCAGGAAAGTGCCGGGCATAGTTGAACGTGCCGGCCTCAATCTCGTAATTGATAATCCCGACCAGACGCTCGGCATTAGCCAGGTTTGCGGGCGAGGCGTCCCCAGGAATGGTCTCCCGGCAAAGCTCGCCCTGGTAACGGAAATACACGCGGACATGATTGCCGCGTACTTCGACTCCAGCTGCCATTATTTTTTCACTCGAAAACGAAGATACGGCCCAGTGTATGGGCCGTGATGACATCAAGGCCTGTTTCCAGGCCTAGAAGTCCGGGGCGTCAGTTCTTGGTATGCAAGTTCATCGCACTCACCCGGCGATTTCTCTATGCGCAACGCTCAGGCCAACTGCCACAGGGCGTACCCATATCGGCATGCTGCTGAGCATGAAGGTTTCGCCCTGGGCGGCCAGGAGCAGGGTGGTGCCCATTACATGGGCGATTGCTTCCGCCGCTGCTGGCGGTACCGCATTGCCGATACGCTCTCGCCAGGCCTGATCGCTCAAGCCATCTAGCTCCAGCTGCTCCTCGGGCTCGACCAGGCTTTGCAGCGCGGCCAGCTCCAGGGTGGTGAAGGGGCGGTGCCAGGTTCCGTCGAGTGATTCGATGACGCAGGTGAGTCGGTCGTTGGCCTCGGGCAGGCGCGGATCTGCAATGCTCCACCGTCCGTTGTCGTGCATTGCGCTGGCAGAAACGGCGCCGGCCTGGCCATTCCATGGGACAACACCGTAGTGGCCACCAGTAAGGTAGGCATCGCCCTTGCTGCGGCGCATGCCCGGGCGCGGGTCAGCGATCGACAGTGCGCCACTGGCCACCTGCTGCGAGCCGGTCACGGTGCCAGCGGTCTGGTTCATGGCTACCACATTGAGCTTGCGGCTCGACGCGCCTGGGTGCCAGTTGTGATAGCGCGGGTCCTGCACGGCATATGCCCCTTGGCCTGTGGTGCTGCCAGCAATCACCGTGTTGGCGGTACCAGCGAACGGCGTCACCTGGTATTTGCCGAAGCCTTCTCCACCTCGGCGCGGGTCCGCAACGCTGAATGTGCCTTGCCCTGGGCTCTTGACGCCGATCACCGCGCCGCTGGTGTCCTGCCAGCGCCGCACGCCGTACTGCTGGTACTGCAGTGCACCAGCTTTGGCACGCGGGTCGGCGACGGAGAACTTGCCATTGGTTGGCCCGCTGCGGGCCGCCACGGTACCGGCAGACTCGGCCCAATCGTTCACGCCGAGGAAGCCGTCACGGAACTGGGGAACGATGATCAGGTCGCGCAGGTAGCCATCCTCGATCGCCAAGTCGTTCAAGCTGCGCCAGTCCTTGCCTGCCTCGACCAGGGCCAGACGAACCCAGGTCTTCCACTGCAGGGCTGGCACCCGGTGCATGGGGCCGGCCTGCTCGATATCCCCAGCCAGCGGCATGCGGCCGAGGATGTCTCCCACGGCCCGCAGGCTCTTCTTTTCTGGCTCGTACAGGAACGGTGGCACCTTCTCTACGTTGCGCGCCACCAGCAGGAAGCGCTTGCGGCTCTGGGCCAGACCGCCGATAACGCCACAGTCGTGGGTAGTTTCGGCAACCGCGTAGCCGAAGTGGCTGAGCAGCGCTCCGATCTGGTCCAGCAGGTGCCGGCCACGGCTGGCCAGTCGCGGCACGTTCTCGAACACCAGCAACGGTACCGGGTCATCCCGCCAGGCCTCGCCGAAAAGCCAGATGCACCGCAGTGTCAGTTCGTTAAGGGCCTGGTACTTCGGGGTCATGCTCATGGTTTCGGACAGCAGGCCGCTGGCACCTTTGCATGGGGAGCTGATGAACACCGCGTCGGGGCGTCGGCCGCCGGCGGCACGCCGGATATCTTCCGGCGTTGCTTCGCGCCAACCTGGTGGTGGCTCTTTGCCGTGGAAGCGGATGTACTGGTCGCGGGTAAACAGATCAATCAGCGTACCTTTCACGCCGCTCAGTCGTTCGAAATCGGCCAGGCCGGCTGGGTCAACGTCCACACCGCCGATGCATTCCCACTCGGCCTGCATGTTGCCGACAATGGGCTTGGCCCTGTTGAAGCCCTTCGCTCCGCCACCCAGGCCGCAGCAGAAGTGGAAGTGATACAGCTTTCGCTTAGCGAGCATAGCGGCGCCCCTTTTGTGCCTTCTTGGCCTCGACATTGGCCATATAGGCCTCCCACTCCACCGACATACGTTGCTGGCGGATCTTGCTGCAGCGCTGATGCTTCCTGGTCGAGCGAGCTTTTTTGCAGATATCGCAGTGGTTGGGCAGGTCCAGCGAGTGGCTGGCCAGGCGAGGACGGATTTGTTGGTTCACGCCGAGGCCTCCCCGAGCAAGGCGCGGGTCAGCGCATTGCGCTGCCCTGCCGGGGTCAGCTCCGATACCTGGATGGCTACGTTGTGGCCGTTGCGGTACTTGACGATGGCTGTGGTGCCGAGGATGCGTACGATGGTGGCCTCCTTGGAGGTCATACGGATTGTCTTTGCACCACGCCGGATCTCAGTGAAGGTAACCTTGTCGCCTGGCTTGAAAGCGGGTGTGGTAGCCTGCTCAGCGCCAACTTCGGGGGTTTCTACTTGCATGTCGTTTCTCCTTGGGGTTGGTCGGCGCCGGGGAGTTGCAGCTCCTCGGCGCCACCTGGTTACTTGAGGCGGTACTGCTTACCGTCATCGATGATGTAGAACTCGACGTCACGGATCGGGTAAACGCCGCCGGGTCCGCCGTGGACAGCAAAGTTTCCGTAGGGTGGTTTGCCTACTCGAACAGGGAACAACTTGTCGCTCTGGTGCGCGTATTCGCTGGTTCTTTTGATCCGCGCATAGAGCTGCTGGCCAGGGGAGCGGCAGCCGGCGGGGCCATGTGCCGCCTCGAACCCGAGCCAGGCCGCACGGGTTTCCACGTTGGTCGGGTTTCCATTGGCATCAGCGCTCAGGTCATAGCCGTGCTCTTCGGCCCACACCGTGAACCCCAGCATTAAGTTCAGCTTGTCCAGCGAGCTCATGCTGCACCCCCGACTTTCGCCAAGCGGGCTGCCTCATACTCGCTGGGCAGGAGCTCGATGGCCCCACTGATCCAGCCAGATGTGGGTTTGCCCGCAGCGACCTTCTCTTCGTGGTCGGCCTTATTGATCTCGAAGCCAAGGGCGAAATAGGCGATGTTCCGGTGCACAAAGAAGGCGCCGCCGTAGAGCAAGAGGTTGCCGGTGTTCACGCTCAGTCGGTCCCAGTAATCAAGGCGGTCCAGAGGAGGCGGGCAATTCGCTTTCCACTGCTCGCACAGACGATCGTGCTCACCCCGGATCGCAGCGCGCTGCTCCTTTGTAATGCCCTTTGGCGGTACTGCCTTATGACGCAGGCTCCGGTAGCCATACTCGTCAGGGCGGCGCCAGTGGACGTCCAGTTCAGGACTGGCGGAGAGTTTCACGCCACCGGCGAAGTGCGAGGTAACGTCGTGCATCGGGGCGATAGCACCCCCGAATATTTTGCCCAACTCGGCCAGGCGCTCATTCAGCTGGTCTTTCGCCTGGTAGAACTCCTGGACTGTGGCCACCACCTCGGGAGCCTCGGATTTGTAGTAGTGGTGCATGTCGTTTCTCCTTGGGGAGATCGCCGACCAGTTGCAGCTGGCCGGCGTTCTGGTTATTCGCTGGCCGCGCAGGCCTGCATGTCTGTCGTGATGACCTGGACAACCTCTTCTCGGCTGTCGGCATAGGCGAATGGCAGGGAGGAGCCTGGACGGGTCACCGGGTACCGCGAGTGCGGAAGCCGGCACTCGGCCACGGTGTAGCCGCTGTCGGTTACCCAGCAACGCGGGATGACCTGGCCGTCCTGGTTGCGCTTCGCCTGCCACTTCATCCCCAGTACTCGCGCAGCTGGTTGAAGATCATCCGGCCCTTCGGTAGGTACTCGTGGACTTCAAGCTCGGGGACGTTGTCGAGGCGCAGTACGGCGATACAGTCGTCGAACAGGCCTGCATCCAGGCTGCGCAGGTCGGTGAGGGTGAACGGGAACTCATGCCCGTTGTACAACCCGAGCAGGAAGCGGCCTACCGTGCGGCTCTGGCCCGTGTCACGCAGTGCCACCGGAACAAGGCGGGCAAGCGCTTGAGTGCCCGCTTCGCGAATGCCGGGCCGCTCGTCCTGGTAGGCGAAAAACTCATCGAAAACGATTCGGCTGCTTGGGGCTGGTGGAGTCGGATCGACGACTACGTGCAAAGTGATGTGCATAGAGCCCGGCAGATCCACCACGATCTCAACGATTTCGTCCAGTAAGCTTTTCGGGCACTCATCGATGAACAGGTCCTTTGCCCCGCGCCACACCAGCTGGCGCACAGCTCGCTTGAGCGCCTCCGCGCTCATCTGCGGAGCCACGAGAATGTGATTTTCGAGCCGCTTTTCCTCTGCCAGCTTGCGCAGTTTCGTGGTTTTGCCAGAGCCAGCTGGGCCTTCGATTTTGCTTAGGTACATGTCGTTTCTCCTTGGGTTTTTGCTCGGCGTTGCAGCGCCAGAGCTGTTCAGCCGGCCTTGAAGGTCCAGCACTTGACGGTGGTGGGTCGTGTGTTCGCACTGGTGGTACGGCTGTTGAACGCCGCACGCACGGCGCTATCGACTGCTCGGTTAGCGTCGATAAAGGGGCGCGATTTGCTGTTGCGCAGTAGGTTGCGCAGGGTGGTTGCGTCGGCGAGCTTCTGTTTGTGTTCGGCGGCCCGTTCGCAAAACTCGTTCAGGTGAACTGCGATCAGTTCCGCGTTCTTGCTGTGGTCGACCACTGGCTCGTCGCTGAGCGACTCGAGGTAGTCGAACACTTCCCAGAATTCGGCCACTTCCTTCGGGTCAGAGTTGACGGCCAACTGGCGGCCAACAGCCATGGCGCGCAGCTCGCGAAGGGTGCCTTCGTGCTGGCTGTCGGTCATCGGTACGACCACTCGCAGCGCGTCTACCAGAGCCATCATCTGGGCGTGGTTCTTGATGATCCGCTCGATGCGGATCTCGCGCATTTCGCGCAGTGCCTGCTCATGCACCTTTACCTGGGCACGGAAGATTTCCATCACCTTCTGCTCAGCCTTGGCTGCCATCAGCAGGAAGTGGCTCACTTCGCTGGCCTGCAGGTGGTTCAGGTTGTCAGCGGCCGCACGGCTGTCGCTGGTGACCTCCGGGCGCACGAAGTGCAGCTTGACGATACGAGTAAGGATGGCCTCGGACGCAACGACCGAGGCGTTCTGGCTGAATACCAGCGTTGCGCGGAAGGGCGGGGCGTTGGTGTCGTTGCCACCGTTCTTCACCCCGGTCAGGCCCAGGCCGCGGCCGTTGAACAACGGCTTGAACTGGTCAAAGTCGAAGGACTTGGCCGCCCCTGTCTCGGCGTCACTGCGGTCGGCCTCCAGCATTACCACAGGCATGCCCGAGGTTTGGCTCAGCCAACGACGCAGGCCCGCCTTGGTCATCTTGATAGGGTCGTCGCCTTCCTCATCCTGGCGCCCCATGAGCTTCCACAGGAACATCAGAAGGGTGGACTTACCGGCGCCGGCCTCGCCGGTCACCTCCAGAAACGGGAACGACTGGAACTCGGCGCGGATCTGCTCAGCGAACAACGAACCGAACCAGAAGGCGAGGGCGATAACGCCTTGGGTGTTGAAACAGGTCCATAACCACTTGAACCACTCGGGGCGGTAGGCCGAGACGTCCCGGTTTATTTCGAGCTTGATCGACTTCTGCAGCGACTTGAGGCGTAGGCCTTTGAATTCGAAGTAGTCCTCGGCATTGGCCTGCTCGAGCACACCACCGCGCACAGCCAGGTCGCCGAACACATAGCAGCCGTATTCCTTGCTGTAACCGACGTAGTCGATGGTCTTGACGGTCTTCAGGGCGAACAGCTGCTGCTGCATGATCCGATCGAGCTGGGAGGCGCTGCCGGTGAAGTAAGCGCCGGCTGCCATGCCGACCAGACGCTTCTTGAATTCGCTGGGGGTGGTGACCTGCCCACCGGTGAAGGTGTTCAGCACGCTCGGCTCGTCGTGCGGGAAATCGACGCGGAAGTAGTACCAGGACTCGTCCGTTACCTCATTGCGCTGGAAATACAACGCTTGCGGGTAGCAGTTGGCGATCTCGATCACCGCACCGCACTGGCGCAACGCCTTGTCGCGGCGCTGGCGATCAGTCAGGACCAAGTCTTCCTGCCGCTCGGACTCGTCCAGCTGCTGGAGCGCCTTGTTGAACTTCTCCACATCCATCTTGAACCAGTAGAGGCGGTTCTCGTAGGAGAAGTGAAATTCCTGGCGCTCGCGCCAGTCGTACATCAGTACGCCTTTCTCGGCTGCGCTGTCGGCCAGCAGCAAGCTGCCGTGATAACGCGCCTCGCGCAGGTCTCGATCAATCCGCTCTTGGCGCTTGTCAGCGTCGATGAAGTTCCAGCGCTGGTGCAGGTCGTTCCAGTCCACCTTTCGGCCATTCTGTGGAATCTGGGCTGCCTCGCAGGTGAATCCCAGCTCGCGGGCCAGTGCTGCATGCTTGCGTGTGAAACGATGGGCGCCTGGTTCATTGTCCAAGGCCCATACCAGGCGCGGGAGCTTCTTGCCATGGCCGCGACGCAGCTCGGCCAGCGCCTTGAGCGATTCGAACGGGAACGCGCCCGAACTCATGGCCGATACGGCGTCCATGTCGTGATGCAGCAGGCCGATGGCATCGAAAATACCCTCGACGATCCACAACTCGTCCAATTCCAGCAGATCAACCGTTGGCGGGCACCACCAGTAGCCTTTAGGTGATTGGCCGGGCGCAAAACGTGCTTTTTTCTTGCCAAACCGGTGCGGCTGGTCGATCAGGCGCTCCCAATAGCCGCCGTGCTCCAGGTTGAAACGAACTGTGGCGCTGCCAATCCCGAGATTGCGATCCCAGTAGTTTTCCTGGGTGTACCAGCCTTTGACGAGGTCCAGGTCAAAGCCGCGGGCGTTCTGCAAATAGGCGTTTGCCGATGCTCGAGGAGATTCCTGGGTGGCGGGGTAGCGCTTGCTGTAGTCATCGAATAGGTCATCGAACAGCTCTTTGACATGCCACTGCTCGCCACATTTGCTCTCACGGCCGCACTTGATGAACCAGGGCTCGTCCTGGCGCGAGTACAGCTCTTTTTTGCCGCAGTTGGGGCAGGTCCCCTTGCGCAGGTATTGAGTACCGGCCATGGGCTTGAGGCCGTACTGATCCTGCAGGCGCCGAAGTACTTCGGCGCGCAGGCTGTGTTCCATGGGCTTGCGGTTCACTGCGCACGCTCCGGGCCAGTAGCTGCGAGCTGTTGCTCAAGCGCTTTGCGGGTGCGGCAGATGCCGGAGAGGTGGGGTACATCCGCCAGAACCTTCGGGCCACGCTTACCGACCGGTACATTGCGGTAGCGGTCGGAATACCAGACGTCGGCCATGGTCAGGTTGAACTGGCTGGTGAGCCATTGCAGGTAGTGCTTGGCCTGCTGCTCGTCCAGCTCAATTTGGAGGTTGATCTTGCTCATATGCCACCAATGGAATGCAGTTTCCCCTTACCCACGCAGAACGGGGCATCGGGAAGGGGGTTGTTCGGGTTACTTCGAGATGTTGCAGGTCTGCCGCATACGCCGCGGCAGGTAGCGTGCCGGCACCAGGTGCCGTTGCTGGGTCGTGGTATCCAGCAAGATCAACTGCGCGCGAAAGATCCCGCTGGTCGGGCATACTCCCAGGAGCTTCAAGCGCCCCGTGGTCTTGCTCTCGAACTCAGCGACGGCCAGCTCAGCGATGCGCTGCACGAGGTGTGCTGGCACTTCCAGCGACTGCGCCAAGTAGCGGCTGCAGTTCTCCAGCACCTGGTGGTCGCCAGCAAGGTGAAGGCCCTCCCGGCGGAACAGGAAGGCCACGGCGGCCTGCTGCATGGCAGCGCGGTAATCGGTTTCGGGGTTGGTGGTCAGGGCGATGGCGTTCATGCGGTAGCTTCCTCCATGTCCAGCTGGTCCAGCAGGTCGGGGTGATCGTCAGCAGCAGCGGTTTTCATCGCTTGGCGGCGCATGGCCACCGGAGCGACCGGCAGGCGAACCGTGGGGTTCGGCATGCCGCTCGGGCTCATTTCGTGGGTCATTTCGAACTGCGCCCGTACGGACCAGCCACAACCCTCGTTCGCGCATTGCAGGTAAGCGATCCGCAGGAAGATGTGTTTGCCTTCGCTTGTGCGGATGCGCATGCGGCTGGAGCAGTGGGGGCAAACGAGCTTGTAGGTGCTCAATTCGAATCCCCCTTCGTGTGCAACTGGATGGTCGCTGTGACCTCGGCCGTGCGTGCGGAGAGGTACTGGTGGTGCGCATCCATGATGAATTTGGCTTCGTCTTCCTCGATGACGCCGTCTTCCAGGGACTTGGCGATGATCTGGTCGACTACCCCACGCTTGGCGGCAGCCCGCACTGAGCGCTGGTACAGCTCGACGTTGTCCAGGTCTTCGGGCTGGATGAGCGGCACGAACATGCCGCCGTACATCTTGGCGATGAACTCGGGCAGGTGTGTGGTACCGGCATCGGTTTCCAGTAGGTGGATCTGGTCGTAGGTTAGTGGGCGGCTACCGGCGTTCTCGTAAACGCGGTTATCGAATTGCTTGAGTTCGTAACCGAGACGGGGAGCTGCGCATTCACGACCGCCGGGGTAGGCGCACACCACTGCGCTCACCACCTGGCGAAGGGTTTCTAGAACTGGGCGCTTCATGTTCTGGTTTCCTCCTTGAGCCAGGGGGCTTAATTTTCAGGACCGGGTTTGATGCCGAGCAGTACTGCTGCACGGTGCGCTTCACCCCGGAGGCACTTTTTCTGGCCGTTCAGGACCGCGTACACGGTGGATGGGTTGAGGTCATGCTTCTCAGCCCACTCTTTCGCTGAAATTCCTTGTTGCGCGAGGCGAGCGCGCGCTTCCCGGCATGCTTGCTCGGTGGGGTAGGTGTTCGGCATAGTCTCGTTTCGTGTGATTTCGTGTGATGGCGTGATGATTATTTCCCTCAAATGAGGGAAAGTCAATCGTCTATGGAGACGTTTGTGGGAATTGGCGAACGCCTTAAAGAAGAACGAGAGCGCTTGGGTCTCAATCAGACCGAGTTTGCTGCCCTGGCAGGGGCATCAAAAAATACTCAATACAACTATGAGAAAGGCGAGCGGAGCCCGGACGCAAATTATCTGGCAGCTGCTGCTCAACAGGGCGTTGACGTCCTCTACGTGGTTACAGGGCAGCGAGTCCCCTCCCCAGAGGAGTCAATCGCAGCTGACGAGATGGAGACGCTGCGGCAGATTCGTGCTCTCGGTGCGGAAGATCGAGGCGCCGTTGGACGGCTACTCGCCGCATTCAGTCGCAAGTAACAAGGAGTGAAAAATGCTCAAGGAAATGGTGGGCACGGGCCTATTGTTAGCAGCCTTCGCATTGGTTGGGTGCAGCGGCCAGGACGAAGGCAAAGAGGTAAGTGCTAAGGACTTTGGTGATGATTGGCCGTTCACCGTTTCCAGTGTGCAGTTATTTTGTGAGCCAAATCCCCCGAAAGCATTTATGAAAGCACCTGATGGTAGCTTTTATGCGTTAAACGCTAGTGCAAAGCGTTTCGCTCAGCAACGCGGCTGGCTTGAGGTCAAGAGGGTTTTGAAGCCAAGTCGCTGGATCGAGGGCGTTCCAGCGGACTACCTGACTATTTCGCAGCAAGCCATTGAGCTTTGCCCCCAGTCCTAGATTTTTTCTGTCCTGATCGAGAGATTGACTAGTGGCACACCGAAACGTGCTGGACATCTCACATTCCCCGAATGCTTCGGTCGGTGCCGAGGTTGGTACCGGGCATTCGAACGTGTGGAGTGGAGTGAAACATGTCGGTGAAAAATGAGGTGCAATGCAACCAGTCTAAAACGCGTGAGGCATTTCAGCTTACTCAGTGCGAGTGGCTAGTAATTAAAATGTTCAGGCAGTTAGATGAGCAGGGGCGTAAGGATATAATTCGCTTTTTGGATGCGTTGCTCGCAGCTAGATAAAAGGAGAGCCCGGCATGAGTCGGGCTTTTTAGTGAGTAGGGGAAAGTGGTGGGTTGCTGAGTTAAAGTTTAGTGACATGATGAATTGGTGTCGATGATATAGCGCGGAAAGTGTGGTGATGTTTGTATAAGTGCTGGGGCGCATTTTCGGTAAGTTGGTTAAATTTTGGCGTGATAATTATTTGGTGAGACTATGGGTCAGCCTACGTATGTGGTAAAAATTAATAATAAAGCGAAGAAGTTTCGCGATCTAAATGGGATTTTTTCCTTTTTGAATGAAGAGAAAGAATACTGGTCGTGGCTGAGTACTTCTAACGTTAGATTTAGTATGCTGCAGGATCTTTATAGGTTTAGTTACACGAAGCCGCTCGAATCTGTGCGTTCGAGAGCCTCTGCTCTTCCTGAGGGCGAATCCTTCGAAGATGAGTTGGGTGGCAATGATTTTTTCTATATTGAAGCGTCTAGCCCGGAAGGTAAGCTAATTGATAGAGCTCGAAAAGAGCATGGGGCGATAGTTGCTGCTTTTGCTCTTTATTATTTGTCAGAAAATCGCTTGGTAAAAATATCCGCTGGCGACGCTGTTAGCTTTCAAGCGATGTTGGGCTTTGAGCGGGAGCGTGCATTGGGCGCGACCATCGCTCATAGCTTGATTGACGTTAAAGGAATGAAAAATAGCGCTGCAAAGGACGCTGCGTTCTCTTTGTATGAAAAGTTCCAGGAAGAGTATCAGCTTTCGGTCGGTTCCATAAGGCGGATGATTGAGGAAGCTGAAAACGATGCTGCGAGTTCTAGGGTGGCGTCGAATAATCAACACGTGAGGCAAGCGCGGAGATTTGAACGCCGACTGTATCGATATAAAGGATTGTTGGCGCGTGTTACAGCAGGAGCCCGTCGAGAGTTTACAGGTGCGGTTGAGGATGTAGCCGCAGCTAAAGCGGCGTACCATGATAATGTTGATTTGGCAGCTTCAGTAACATACTGGGCTTCTAGGGAAACGTATCATAAGGAAGCCAAGAAGAATGCTTTCTTGGGCGTTGTTTTTGGAATGTTCTTCATGTTTGTCGTGGTGGCATTCTATTATGGGATGAGTGGGATTTCGAAACAGTTCCATATGAATGAACCTGTCAAGACTTCGCAGGCTACTGTGTCAGATATGCCAGAAACAAACGTGCCCAAGAGCAAGGAGGCTAGCAGTGCTGTCGAAAAATTGGCTCAGGACGCGGCGGTTCCGGCTATGGCTACCTTCGTAATTGATATGGTGGGTGCTGTGCTGCTGCTAACAATTTTCGGTACTCTGATTAGGTTGGGGTTGCGACAATTTAATATCCATTCTCAAATGGAGTTGGATGCCGCAGAGAAAATCACTCTTACAAAGACTTATCTGGCTTTGCTGGGTGAAAATAAATTGGATTCGGCAGAGGATCGGCGTTTGGTTCTTGAAGGGATATTCAGGGCGTCTAATCCCAACGTAGCTGCTGCAGAGGCCGCTTTCTCGACACCTATTGAGCTAGTGCTCAAATCTATAAAGCAAAATTAGCTAATCAACCTTGTTGTAGACGTGTCAATTCGCGCTCGGCAGCCCGCCGAGCGTTCTTTTCACTCACATATACATGGCGCAGTCGCCTCGGCCTCGTCTGGTCGCCAGCTCTGACCGACTTCTGTTGCCCGGTGGCCGTGTCTCGGTAGAACGCGATAATGCCGGTGTATTCGATTTTGCCTTTCACGCCGTCCTCGAAGAGGCCATCAACGCTGTCCTCCGGCAACTTGCTTTCTAGCTCCAGGCTGACTGTGTAACCGGAACTGTCCGTCAGGCTGTGTTGCACGTTGCCGCCGTACCAGATGATTTCGTCGATTTCGGCCTTTACCCCCTGGAGCGTGTACGTCAGTTCGGGGATCAGGTCTGGCAGGCCTTTGGCCAGCGTATAGCTGAGCGTTGCGCTACCCCGCTGCAAGCGGTTCAGCTCTGCCCTGGCGGCCCGCAACGCGGACTGACGGTCGCTATAAGTGTGCCGCAGGTCCTTAAGGTTTTCGCCGCCCCCGGCGATCGCTTCCTGCTTTTTCGTGCTGTTGACGTCGTAGAAGTAGGCGCGCACACCGTCGTAGCTGTTGCGATCTGCCTGGAGGAAGCGGTGCTGGTCGCCGTCACGGCGGGTGAGGGTGATGTGTGGCAGGCTCAGGCCGCTGACGGTCTTGCCTCCACCTGCCGGCAGGCACACCAGGCAACCCGCTTTCACGGTGGCCACCGCATCGAAGTCCTCGCCGAGACGGGTCAGCAGGTTGGCATCGGACTCGTTGGCCTGGTCCAGCTGGTGGATCGTTTGGTCGGCCAGCGTGCCGGCTATCTTTGCGGTGAGTCCGTTACCCAGGGCAACGTCGCGTAGGACCTTGCCGAGCGTTGTGGTGCTCCAGCTGCGCTCGCGCTTGGTCTTGAGGCCCTTGCGCAGATCCGCCGATCGGGCTCGGATGCTCAGGACGTCCGGTGCGCCACTGTGCTCTGTTTCATCGACGATGTAGCTGCCCTTGTCGACAAGCCCTGTGTCGCTCCAGCCGAGCCAGAGGCGTATCACGGCTCCACGGGGCGGGATCGTCAGCAGGCCGTCGTGGTCGCTGAGCGTAATGCTCAGCTGATCCGCTTCGAGCCCCCGGTTGTCGGTCAATTGCAGGCTCATGAGGCGTGGCGCGATTCGCATGGCGATATCGTTCCCGTCCACGGTGATGCGAAACGCCGGTACCGGATAGGCAGCGTCTCGCTGCAATCCATCAATTGCATCGCGTAGGTAGCCGGTGACCTTCGAAATAGCCGCGTCAATCACATCAGGCCTCGCAGAATGTTCAGGCCGCCGCTCAATCCGGAACCGAGCAGGTCGATGCGACCGTCATCGATGCGCTTGAGGCTGATGGTGAAGTCGATGCGCCGGGCAGCGCCATCTCGGAAGAAGATAGTTCGGTTATCGCTCAGGCTTTCGATCACCCAGAGACCAAGCAATCGGCCCGTTCCTTCAACCAGCGGCCAGGCCTTGCCCGTATCGGCCATCTGGCGCAAGGCATCAAGGCTGACGGTGGTGCCCGCCAGCTCGGGCAGCAGCAATCCTGGGAGCGTAATGGCATCTTCGCCGCGGCCGAGGAACTGCCGTGCCGGCTGCGCTCCGACACGGTTGTTCGCAGCGTGTCGCCAATCGGTTTGTCGCTGCATTTCCTGGTAGGCCAGGGTGTGCAGGCTGAATACGAACATGCCCAGGGCGAGCATCATGGTGGGTTACTCCTGGTCAGAAAGGCGGCTGCGCTGACGGGCAGATTTCTCGCTGTTGCGGCGATCCAGTTCTGCGCTGACAGCACGGGCAATGGCTTGTGGGTCCATACCAGGTTCCGGGTGAATGTTGATGGTGATGACGTCGTGGCTGTCGCTGATGCTGGGCGCTGCGCCCGCAATAGGTGGCCGGCTGTCGAGGGTGATACCAGGTGCAGCGTTCGCTGCTAGGGATTGGCTGGTACCGACCTGGGGAGCAACAGCCTGCAGATCCCGTTGGCCCATGTTGGCAAACTGCTTGCTCAGGCTGACGACCTCGGCAACTGGTCGGCTGGTGTCGACCTTGGGCACCAATACCTGGACGTCAGGTGATGCGACGTTGGCCAGTTGCTTGCTCAGGCTGAGTACTTCGGCAGGGCGCTGCTGGTCCGATCCGGCCGGTGGCACTGCACCTTGGATGTCCAGGCGACCGACCTTGGCCAACTGGCTATTCAGTTCGGCAACGTTCGCTGGAATCGCCTGATCAGCGCCGGCCACCGCAAAGTTTTTGTCCAGCGTCCCGGCTTGGGCCAACTGCGCGCCTAAACTGCTTGCGCTCGTAACCAGACCCTTACTCGCCGCGACTTCTGGCGCGTTGGCCTGCAGGTCGAACTGACCGGCTTTCGTCAGGTCTTGCCCCATGCGAGCGACGGCATCCAGCGGAGCTTTTGCGCCGGCATTGACACCGACGGCCAGGCCCTCGGTCGTAAAACCACCCAGCTCGGCAAATACCCGTGATGGGCTGTGGATGCCGAGCTTCTCCTTGAACCAGCCGATTGCTGAATCGCCGAGATTGCCAATGGCGCTCTTGATCTGTCCCAGCCCTGCCAGCAGTCCATTGACCAGGCCGTTGACGATCATGCTGCCGAACTCGGTGAAGCGGGTCGGCAGCTCGATGCCTAGGTAATTCAGCACCCCCGCGAAGGCCTGATAGATCAGTCCGATCGGGTTGAAGTTGGCCAAAACGGTGAGAATGCCGCCGATTCCAGCACCGAAGCCCGCGCGAATTTCGGCCCAGGAGTTCGCGAAATACGCTTTGACCTGGTCCCAGTTCTGGTAGAGCAGGTACGCCCCGCCAGCCAGCACGGCGAGGACAGCAGCAATGGCCATCGCTACAGGGTTCGTGGCCAAGCCCCACAAGGCGATGCTGACAGCGCGAATTGCCGTCAGCAGTCCACCGCTGAACACGCTGGCCAGCTTCGCGACCACCGGCAGCACGCCGGCGCCCTTCACGCTGAACAGCGTCATGCCATAGCGCACCATGGCGAAGGGGCCGAGCAAACTGGCCATGGTGATTGCCAGGGCCCCGAAACCAGCGGCGAGCACTGCGACGGCCGCAACAACCTTCACCAGGCCGCCCGCCAGCCCAGGGTTCTCCCGGGCCCAAGCGCCGACGCTGGCTGCCATTTCGCCCAGCGAGGAAATCAGACCCTTGAGTTCCGGGGCGACTGCCGCACCAAACTCGGCCATGGCGTTGGTGAAGCTGCCCTCGGCCGCTTCCATGATGTTGCTCAGCGTTCCCAGTTGCTCGTTGACGCGAGTACGCAAGTCGGCCTGGTCCTGGAGCTTTTGCTGCACCTCCTGATACCCGGCCAGGCCTTTGTTCATCATGGTGTTGAGGACGGCCACGGTCTCAGCGTCGTCGCCAAACAGCGACTTGATCGTCGCTGTACGGTCTTCGTCGTTGAGTACCTTGAGCTTCTCGATCTGCTTGTAGAGGTTCTCCAGGCCCGCGAAGTTGCCATCGTCGTTTGTGAAGTTGAGCTTGATTCCTCGGCTTTTCAACGCGGTCGAGTCGTTGACATCCTCGACCCCGCCCTTGTCCAGGCCAGCCTGGAAAATCTTGCGGTAGGCGTTACCGGCAGCGCCACCCTCCATGCCGGCCTGGTCCATCATGATCAGCAAAGGCCCAAGCTCTTTGGCCGCTTCAATGCCGGTTTTCTTGATGACGTCCATCACCGGCGCGATTTTGCTGAAGCCTTGCAGCATGTTGCCTGGGTCAACGCCGGCATAGAACCCGCGCTGAATGGTGTCCATCAACGCCATCATGTCTTTTTCAGATGTGCGTGTAGCGTCCTGCATTTTCGCTGCGAACTCAGCGGATTCTTCCACCGGCATCTTCAACTGCACGCCCAGGTAGGCGGCCGCTTCACCGGTACCGCCAAGAATGCTCTGTGCGCTCAGGCCCTGCCGACGCAACATGGTCATCATGTTCTGGAAGTCGGCCGTGGTACCGGGCAGACGATCGCCCAGGCGAGTGGCGAGGTCGGTGATCTTCTGGAAGTCTTCGGCCACCTGGCCGTTGCTGCCCATCATCGAGACCTTCAGCTGTGTGGCCGAATCCTCGTTGGGCGCAAAGGCTTGAATCGCAGCCTTCACCGGCTGTGCTGCGGCGTAACCGGTGGCCAGGGCGGCCGCGCCGGTACCGGCCATGCTCGCTCCCAGGCGTTGTGCTTTTTCCAGCTCGCTACGGGCCTTGGCCAGCTTCGCCTGCTTGGCCGCCAGCTGGTCCATGCGCTTGGTCTGGGCGCTGATGGCTTCGTTGGTGGCGCTGATCTGGTCGCGCAGCTTGCGCTCATGGCTTGCCAGGTCGCGAGTACTGATCCCCGCGGCCGACAGCTTGGCGCGCAGAGCCTGGAGGCCCTGCTCTTGTGAGGAATGCTGGGATTTCAGGGCCCGCGCCTCGCGCAGGGCGGTGCGGAACTCCTGGTTGAGCCCCTGCATTGGTGCACGGGCTTCTTGCAGTTCGTTGCCAAGCGCCGACAGGCGCTCGCGATGCTCACGGGCTTCGGCCGCGCTGGCACGGTGTTGCTGCTGTAATTCCTTCTGGCTACCGCTGAGCTGGCGCACCAGCGTCAATTGCGCCTGCTGCTGGGTAACAAGGGCCGCATATTCGTTGCGCAGTTGCTCTGTGGGCTGGTTGGTCCTGCCAATCTGCTCGCCCAGGTCCCTGATGCGCTTGCGGTTTTCTTGCCATACCTGGTTGGCCGCTCGCGCCTGCTCGCGGGTTTGCTTCAGCTGCGTGGTAAGGGATTTGTGGCGATCGTTCAGGGCAGAGGTTTCGCCCTGGAGCTTGTCATAGCTTGCCTGGAGTGGTTGGACTGCACGCTCCTGGTCGCGCAGCGCGCCGGCCAGCTCCTGGACGCGGCTCTTGGTCGCGTTCAGGGCATCGGCGGTCTTGCGGGCTTCGGTGAGCTGGGAACGCCAAGCACTCACATCCTTCTGCTGGGCGTTCAGTTCCTTGAGGCTGTCCCGGGCAGCCTTGAGGGCTTTGGCAGTCTCTTGGCTGCCTTGGCTGATCTGGCGCAGCGGTGCGGTGGCTTTGTTGATCGCGCTCAACACCACTTCTAGGCGCAGGTCATTGGCCATTGTTGCTACTCCTCAACCGCGCCCGCTCGCGCCAGTCCATCAGTTCCTTCACGCCGAGCCCGTCCATGTCGCTCGGCGTCCAGTGGAAAACCACGGCCACATCGGCCATGGCATCTTCTACGCAACGAGGGACGCGTCCGTCTTCATCCGCTTCTGCAGCAAAAAACCGGAGACTTTCACGCCCACAGCGACCAGGTCGGCAGGGTCCAGGCGGCCGGCCTCGTACTCATTGAGCTCGCTGATGCGCGGGATCAGCTTGATCAGGCTCGCCACATCCATCTGCAGCAACTCGGACAGGTGGATACCGCGCAGCTCGCCTGCGGTCGGCTTGCGCAGCGTGATGACGGCAATTTCGGTTTTGCCACGCTGGATCGGGGTGTCCAGCTCGACCTGGTTGTCGTTCAGCTGTCTGGCTTCGGCAGTGGCTGCGGCGGTGGTGGCTTCGGTAATTTCCATGTTGGCTCCAGTGTTCTGTCAGGGGGTGGGATCAAATGCCCAGGTTTTTGCGTTGTTCGGCGAGCATGTCGACGCCGTCGATGATCTCGATGAAGTTGAGGAGGTCGACCTCGACCAGGACTTCGCCGTCGATGGTCAGCTTGTAGTAGCTGCAGGTGGTGGTGATGCTCTTCTCGGTGTCCTCACCGGCCTGGGCCTCGCCTGCCCCGATGGTTTCGTGACGACCGCGAACAACGATCTCGACGGCGGTGTGCTCGCCGGTATCGTCTTGCTGATAAGCGCCGGTGTAACGCAGCAGCACGGCATCAGCCTTGATGGCACCGAACTGGCGAATGACCTGGTCGTCGAAACCGCCGAGCTTCCACTCCAGCTGGATGCCGTCATCGCTCCAGCCGAGGTCAGCCTTGACGGGGCCATTCATACCGCCGCCGCGGTAGCCCTCCATCTTGCGGCTGAGCGGGGGCAGGGTGACGGTCTTACAAACGCCGAGATAGCTGCCGCCATCGTTGAACAGGTTGAGGTTCTTGAGCTTGCGTGGCATGGCCATGGGTATGGTCTCCGTCAGCTGTTGACGCGGCTGGCGAAGTCAGCCAGGTAGCGGTCGGTAATGCGCTGGCGCAGCGAGAGGTCCTCAAGCGGCGGCACAGGCGTGTAGTCGTAGTCGATGGCGAGCTTGCCGGCCTTGAGGGTTGCCTCGGTGTTGACCTGCTCGTCGTACCAGGCACTGCCGCCGATCAGGTAGCCGCCGGCGACCAGCTCGCGGAACTTGGCATTGATGCCTTCCAGCATGTCCCGGACCAGGGATGGGTGCATTGGCTTGTCGACTGCCCACAGGTGCGCCTCGGCCATGGTGTCGGCCAGGACTTGCGCGGTGCGGGTATAGTTCTCGAACGCGAACAGCGGGTCTTCGGTGCAGGTGCGCGAGCCCCAGAAACGGAAGCCGTCCTCGTTGATAAGGGTGGTCACCTCGTTGCTGTTGAGGTAATTCGCATCGGTTGCCGGGTTCTGCAGGTCCCAGAACACATCGGCGGTGATGCCGGTTACACCATTGACCGGAACGTTGGAGAGGGTCTTGTGCCAGCCAATCTCCTGGTCGATCTTGGCGCGCAGGCCCAAGGCTCGGGCTACCGCCGGTGCAGGGATGGTGCCATTGCTGGCCGTGCTCCACTGTTCGAAGTCCGGCCAGATGACCATGACTTCACGAGCGCCAAAGTTCTCCCGGTAGGCGACAGCCTCCTCCTTGGTCTTGCAGCCCGAGGCAGCGACGTACGCGAACGCGCGTAGCTGCTGGGCGATCGATACCAGGGCGGTGGCCACTGGCAGGGAGTCGAGGCCTGGCACACCCAGGATGCGCGGGGTGACCTTGAGACGGGTCTTGGAGGCCAGCAGCGCCTTCATACCGGTGTATTTGCCGGTTTCGGTGGTGGTGCCGATCAGGTTGCTGGTGGTTTCTTCTGGAGTCGCACCGGTTGCCACTCGTACGACGACGGTCGCAGGCTTGGTTTGGTCTGCAATCGCCTGAAGGCTGGCGGCCAGGGTACCTGTGGTACCAGCTTTGCCGATGGCGGACTGTACGTTGGTCAGCAGGACAGGGGTATCGAGCGGGAAAGCCGTGGCGTCGGCGTCGTCTGCGGTGCAGACTAAGCCGACGACGGCAGTGGAAACGGTTCGGATTGGGCGGGTGCCCTCGCTGATTTCGAGGACCCGGACGCCGTGATGGTATTCGTCGGCCATGGTTGAGTGCCTGTGCAGTGGTTGGATGACACTGCACAGACTGCCGCGCGCGACGGTTTGAAACGATTACGGGGGGGTGTAAGCTGCCTTCTCACAGGTTTGTCAGGATTTGCCGACGCCTACGACGCTGGCATTGATCGCCGCAATGGCGTGATCCGCGATAGCCTCGGCCTCGTCATGGGTGGCCGCCTTGAGCGCATCAACCTTCCCTTTGAGGCGCGCCGCGCGAATGGTGTAGAGCGCGCCTTTCCATTCAGCCGCCTCGGCCAGAATGTTCTCGGTCGCCGCCTGCGGAGTCAACCCGGCCGCATCGACCCAGGCCTGGACAGTGGCCGGCACCTCACCCTCAAAGCCGGCAGCCTTGAAAGCCGTCGCCTCTTGCTCGGTCAGCTGGTACTCGATCACGCGCAGGTTATTGCCCACGACCGCAGTGCGGGCCGAGTCCGCCGCTTCGTCAATCTGCTGGGCAGCCGCCAGGCGGGCAGCGCCGATCGGCAGACGGGCGTAGTCGAAGCCGTTGTAGTTGGAGCCGTCAAACGTGATGTTCAGGGATTCTTTGCGCATGGGTGCCTCACAGCTTAGTGACGTTGGTAATCAGCCAAGGGACGGTGTTTGGATCCTTGCCGGCAGCCACGCCGGTAATCAGCGAACCCTCAAGAGCAGTCGGGATAGTGCTGGCAATCGCCACAAAAGCGAGGGAGTTGATGCCAGGGCCGACAAGCTTGCCGGCGAAGGTGCCGGCCAAGGTGAACGCGACGTTGTACAGGTTGAACGGCAGGAAGGGCGGAATGCTATTACCGCCGGCATAAAGCAAGGCGTAGAAGTTGTCGAGCGGCAGCGCCAGTCCGGCCGTGTCTGGCAGTGCCAAGGTCAAATCAGCAAAGGTAATGGAAACCCGGCGCCCCACTTGGAAGCCCCCCATGCGCTTGGTGCCGGTACCCGTCGGGAAGTCTCTCAGTGTCAGCTTGCGCACATTACCCCCAACGGTATCGCCACGAATTACGATACCCCGGTTGCTAGCGGAGATTACCGAATCAAGCACGTAGTCCTTGACCAGAATGATGTCCACCGTCCCGCCGCCGGGGGTGTTGGCAAACGCTTGGTTGATGGTTTTCAGCGGGGCATCAACGGTGCCCGCTGCGGTATCCACGCCCAGGTCCTGATCGACGTAGAATGTTCGGCTGATGGCCGGAGCGGCGGCTACAGCAGCGGCCAGCGCCGCATCGATGCCTGCCTTTTTACCGTTGAACGTGTCAATCAGGGCCTTGCCTGTCGAAGTCAGCGCAGCAATTTCGGTTTCGAGACTCATAGGGTTCTCATGCTCCGTAAATATGTTGGGTCAGTTGGTTTTGGGTGGAGAGGATCGAATCGGCCGCGCTAATACCCATGCTCAGCAGGCCCTCATGATCAACGGCATGTACGCGTTCGGCCTCAGTCATGCGTACCTGCAGCCGCCCCAGCTGCTCGCTGGTGATGCGCTGCAGCCGCGTCAGCTCAGTGATTTGTTCTTGCTGCTGGAAGTTGCGCAACTGCTCGCCCATGAGCGAGGCCGCCAGCGCCGCCATCGGCTCGGCCAAGGACAGATTCAGCCCGGCCGCCGTGGTGTTGATCGTCACGCTATTGGCCGGCAGGGCCGACAGCGACAGGTCGTAAGCCAGCAGCAACTGGTCACCAGCGGGCTTGTAGTTCAGCGCCTCGGTGGGGTGCGACCAAACCGCCAGAAGCGTGCCGTCGCTCAGCAGATAGCCGATTTCACGCACCCAAAAGGCCAAAGGGCCATCCGCAACGGCGGTCAAGTGCAGCAACGTGCTGGTCAGCTTCTCGCCGCCCGCAATCGGGTACTTGGCCACCTGGTTGCGCAGGGTTTTCTGCTCGTTGCTCGGGGTGTAATTTCCGGTACCAACCACAATGTGGGTGATCTCAGCCGAAAAGCCTGAATTGGTCGCGTTGAAGATCGCTGCCAGGCCGGCCTTGGTAATGACAGGTTGTAAAGCAGTACTCATAGAACAGCCTCCATCGTGCCGCGCACGACGACGTAACCTTGTGCCGCGTTGGCGGCGATAAGGCCCGATTCAGCGTTGATTGGAACGCCCTGTGCCTCGGCAGTACGCCGGTGAACACCGAGCATGTTGGCGGCATTGGCAAACTGCAGCGTTTGCGCCGATGGATCGGCAGGTACCGGCGCCGGCTCCATCGTTCGGCGCTGCAGTGAGCGTGCTTGCACGGCATTGGCCAGGACAAAGCCGCCATCGAAGCGCGCACCCAGCCGGAATTCGTAGTGGCTTCGTTCGTTTTTAGCTGCATCGACCAGCGCGCGTAGGCGCTGATACAGCTGCGGCGAAATGATCGAGCCTTCACCTGGGCGGTTGTTGTTCGCCCAGGCGGTGAGCTGGAACGTGAATGGCACTGCACCTGGGATCTGCTGCCATTCCTTGAACTCGCAGTTGACGTTGACGGCGCGCAGTACCCGCTTGACGGCGCCCACGGTGCCCTTGGTCTTGTGGATCGGGATCGCCTGGTTGGCCAGGTCACGTTGCTGGGCTTCAGTCTCTGCAGCTTCCCAGCCCTCGACCTTCATCGCCCAGGCAAGCCAGGGCAGGAAGTTGGGCGGGCATCTGGCAGAGTCGGCAACCCCCCGGATTTCCTCGGGCTCTATGCCAAAGTCTCGGGCTGCCTCCAGGACCCTTTCCAGAAGGGTGGCATTGCTCGGCAGCAGGCTCATGCGGCCACCTCAGTGGTGAGCGTGATGCTGGTGCAGTTAGGGAAATGCCGCTTGTCGCAAACGACATCAGCTGTGGGGTTGGTCAAACGCACCCGGCGAACGCCTGGTACGTGCAGCGCGGCATAAATCGCGGACATCGGTAGCTCACCCTCCAGCTGTCGCGAACTGGCGATCAAGGCGTCCAGGTTGGCTCGCGAGGCTGCTTTAACCACCACCGGGTCGGGTCCGTTTTCGAGTTCGAGCACAGCATTCACGGCGTAGTCTGTTGCCTGTCCGGCAATGGCACGCGGGCGATCGGTGATGGGGCGCACGTCTTCGGCGATGAGCGCCTGCTGCACCAGCTGGACCAGGTCAGCAGAGGGAATCTGGCTGTTGAGATGGGGCAACACAGCCAGCGAAACATCACCTGGAAGTGGGTTGGACAAGCCCGCCGGGTAGTCGCAAACCAGAACAATGGCCCCGGCCGGTAACTGTGCCTGAAGCGCTGGGGAGATCTGGGCGGCAATGAATGTCGGCGAATCGACCGAAACGCTCGCGATGCTTGCCGAAGCGCTCAGCCCGTGGAACTCATAGGCACCGCGGCTGCCAGCGACCGACAAGGCTTCCAGCGACAACCTGGTGCGATAGCGCAGGGCCTCATCGCCTTCCATGACGGCCGCAACCGGTGGAGCGGCTGTCAGGTCGGCAGGCGTGATGACCAGGCGCTGCACGCCGTAGTCGGCGGCGCGGTTGTCCAGGTCAGCGCCTTTGGCATAGGCCAGAAGGCTGGCCTTTGCCGCATCGTTGATGCGTTGGCGCAACACCAGTTCGCGATACGCGCTTTCCTGCAGCAGTTTGACCATTGGATCTGAATCGAGCGCCAGGCGTGCCGCCACGGCAGCCTGCTCATCGACGGGATACAGACTCACTAGGCGTGCCTTGCGTGCGTCGAGGATGGCCTCGTAATCCAGCGTCTCGACCAGGTCGGGCGCTGGCAGCTGGCTCAGGTCGATCATTCGTGTGCCGGTCATCCGGTGGCCCCCAGTTGCAGAGGCGTGCGAATGCTGAGCGGCGCGTTGGTGTCAATTTGCCTGGCTTCGATTTCAAGGGTGGCTGATCCCGACATGGCATCGACATCGAGACGAACCTTGGTGAGGGTGATCCTGGGCTCCCACTTCATGATGGCCATGGCTGAGGCGGCGTAAAGGCGCAGCCGCGTTGCTGAATTCTGGGGTTGGTCAATCAGTTCGGGGATCAGGCTGCCGTAGTCGCGGCGCATCAATCTGGTCCCGATACGGGTAGTGAGGATGTCCACGATCGATTGAATGATGTGGTCTTCTTCCCCGATGGCTTCTCCGGTGTGTCGGTTCATTTCACGGGGACCCCTGTTTTGCCTGGGCCGCTCATGACGCCGCCGTGCAGGTGGTTGACCAGGCTGATTTCCTGGGCCACGACGTCTTCCGAGACGATCACCGTGCCGGTGACGTTCTGGTTGCCTTTTTGGGTGTAGTCCCCTTGATGGACTATGTCGCCGACGATGCGAATTCCGCCGTCACTGATGAGCTCGGTAGTTCCACCCGACGGAAGTGCAGCGCTCAGGTGGTGAGCTTCGCTGTCGTATTCGATGACGGCGCCGTCTGCATAGGTACGGCGGTGCAGGCCTGGGCGGTCTCCATTCGCTGGAATGAGATCGCTGAAGAGCCCGGTGATTGCCACGCCGTTGGCGAGTTGGCCGCTCGGTGAAAGAAGGATGACCTGCTCGTTGACGGTGGGTGGGTCCCACTCTCGGTCGGCGCCGGTGCGGAGGGCGAGCCACGGCAACCAGGTGGTCAGCAACTCGCCAGTTCGCACCCGCACGCGAGGCGGCTTGTGCTGCACCTCGGCAATGGTGCCAAAGCGGACAAGGTTTTCTATGAGGCGGGCAAGTTCGGCGAGGCTGTTCATGCTGGTGATGGTCGCGCCGCCTACGCGTGCGCGCATCACCAGGGCCTTGTAGGGAGGGCTGTTACAGGGTCAGATGAGCGAGCAAGGTGTCGCGAACCTGGTCGAGTTCGGTGTCCGTGAGGCCGAGGAGTTCCCGCTGATCGTATTGGACTGCGGGGGCATTGCGGGCTGCACGATCCCGTAGGCCTTCCTGGTGCACCCGCGCAATCCTGGCGATCCGCCCGGTGAAACCCACGGTGGCCGCGTTGCCGTCACCACGGGCTTTCATGAAGGTCGCGGAGCGCAGCTTCTGGAACATCTTCACTTTGGCGCGGATTCGCCCTTTTTTGCCGCGCATTTGTCGTGGTTTGCGGGGCACATACGCCGAACCGTCCGGGTTCTGTTGCGCTGTGATGCGCCGCTGCTGGCTGCGCCTGAGTTGTTGGGCTATTGAGCGGGCCAGCTTGGAGCGCTCCGCCGGCTCGATGCGCTGTAGGAGCGGACTTACCCAGTCCTCCAGGGCTTCAAGATCAGCCATGGTCTGGTCGCCTTGGATGCGGTACCGACAACGCCATGCCTTCCGGCGCCGACGGCGGCAGCCAAGAGGCCAGCGGCTGGCCATCCGCGTAGATGGTCACCTCGCCATAGTCCTGGTATGGCTCGTACTGCGGTTCGCCGGGGTGGGTGACGTCATAGGTCCCGTCCGCCTGGCGCTTGACCACGACACGTTCGGTCAGCGGCAGGGTAATGCTCATGTCCACCTTGCTCCGGTCGATAAGGTCGACCTCGAACTTGACGCTGTTGGCGGACTTTTCGAGGTTGACCAACAGTTCCGACTGGTTGACCCGGAGCCAGCCCAGAATCGGCAGCATCACGCTGTCGGGGTGGCCCGCGAAGTCGGTCAGGATGATTTGCAGCGTGTAGCTGTATTCGAACGACAGGGTTGGAGCCGCAGTGCAGCGGACCTTACCGGCGTCAATGAACATCAGCAGCGCATCGGGGTTTGGCTTGAGGCCAGGGACGGCCGCGAGCAGATGGTCGCGGAGGCTATTGGGCTTGTTCATGGGTTCACCTGGTGCTGATAGACACGGTCGACTTGGGCGGCACATTCGGCCCAGGCCTGTTCAACAATGTCCTGGTCATTGAGAAGGTCCCCGTTGGCCGTCGGCGCCGACGCCGGCAGGACGCACGGGACCACCACCGGACAGCCATTGACGGTAAGCGTCGGCGCCGGTGAGGGCGGGACGCTCCCGCAGCCGGCGAGCAGCATCAGGCAGAAGCTGGCGAGCCCAGTCCCGGAGTTGGTCATTTTCATGCTTGAGTGCCTCGATTGTGCGTTGGCGGGTGGCCAAGCCCTGGCGCAGTTCACCCTGGGTCTTCAGGAGTTGGGCCTGGCCGTTGCGCTCGCGCTCCAGGGTGGATTTCAGCTCGGTGGCGGTGGCCAGGTTGCGGCGGGCATCGTCCTGGGCGGTTGTGAGCTGGCCTTCCAGCCCCTTGGTCTTGGCCTTCTCAGTCCCGAGCAGGAGCTGTTGACCCCAACCCCACAGCCCGGCCGACACCGCGGCGAACAGAGCACCGGCCAGCACCCCGTCGCGCAGTTCCATCAGGCTGCCTCCTGTCCGCAGCCGCAGTCCTGGTGCCGCTCAAAGGCGCGTTGCAGCTTCACGTCGTATAGGTTCCGCTTGTAGTCCGGGCCGTTGTACAGCTCGGCCACCTTGGCCCATTTGAGCGACTTGAGGGCCTTCAGCAGGGTAGGGTCGGCCTCGATGTAGCGGACGAAGGCCTCCAACTGGTCCGACTCGCTGCGGCTCATAGCATCGACGAAGGCCTGGACGCTGGGATAGCCCAGTCGCTCCCAGTGGAAGCCCATCACCTGGAAGGCGCCCCAGCTGCAGGATTCCGGGGCGGCCTGCTCGTCGATCATCCGGGCCTGGGCCAAGCGCTGGTGTTCTGCGGTACCGCCGACATAGCCGCCAAACTTCGGATTGACCAAGGCCGGGAACTGCTTGGCCAGCTCGTCGGCACGCTGGCGAAGTTGATCGGTCAGCTGCTCCAGCTCGTCCTGGTCGTCACCGGGCCGGCGGATCTTCTGCAGGCGGGCGTACATGATGTGTCGCTCGTACAGGATCACCGGCTTGCCGTTATCCAAGAAGCCACGCCCATTGGACTCGACCTCGTTCAGCGCGTACACGGCCGCCAGGGGCACGCCCAGGCGGTCGGCGGCCAGGACCATGTCGACATTTTTCAGCAGATGGGCGCAATCAGCGCCCTGTAGGCTGGCCAAGGTTTTCGGGCCTGCGATACCGTCCGCGACCAGGCCTGCCCGATGCTGGTAGGTGCGGACAGCGGCCTCGGTGGCGTCACCGTACACGCCGTCGACGCCGATCTTGGCGCCGCGGTCAATGAGTTTGCGCTGCAGGTCGCGCACCGCCTGGGAGCGGTCGCCGTGGCGAAGGGTCATAGGGTTCCCTCCTTACGAGTGAAAGTTTTCTTCGCTGCCGCCCGAACGAACTCGATGCCCAGCAGGCCGATCAGGCCCCCGAAGAAAGGTGCGGCGGTCAGTGGGATGCCGATCAACGACAGCCCATGGCTGGCCGATAGGGCAACGAATCCGCACAGCGGTGCCTCGATGACCAGTTGGCGGAGCTTCCCGCCGCCATAGACAACCCGCAGGGCGGCAATCAGGGCCGCCAGCAGGCCGGCATACAGCCCGGGCCAGTTGTTTTCGAGCCATGTTGCGAGAAAGGCCCAGGTTTCAGGACGGTCAGGCATGGGAGTCCTTCCATGGTTTCGGATTGGTTTGGTCATGGGCAGTCACTCCCACAGGTTCACCATCTGGCGCTCAGGCGCAGAGGTTTGGATATCAGGTAGGTCGACCAGCACGCCGGCCTTGAGCACCGGGCCGAGGGCGGCCAGGCCAGGGTTGGCGTCGAGGACAGTCTCAACGACACCCGCAGTTCGGCCGTAGTGACGCCAGCACAGCGCGTCGACGGTATCGTTTTGCTGGGTGCGGAGTTGAGTGGACATCACAGCAGCTCCACGGTGGTGCGGGAGGTCCCAAGGATGTCCCGAATAGCCCAGCGCTGATCGCGGCGGTAGTCGTCGATCGTCGGCTCGGTTCTGTCGGCCTCTTCGGCACCGCTGCGAGTGGTGTCGTAGCTGCGGTACCGCTCACAAACCTCGGCACCGGCCGCGCACTCGACCGCACGTTGATACAGGTAAACCAGCTGGGATTGGCCCTTCACCCTCTCGCTTGGGACTGCCTCAAGCGAGGCGTAGCCCGCCGCCTGTTTGGCCTCACGCCATGCCGACAGCTCGCGATTTACGCTGATGACAGCGGCAATCACGGCGGTCTCAAGCCGGGCAGCGGTGACGCTGGAATCGATGCGCAGGGTCTCGCGCAGCTTGTCCAGATCGATCGAGGGCCAAAAGGCCTCGCTGTTGATGTGCACGCCGGGTACGGAAGGACTGGGCGCCAGGCCGCCAGGAATGAATCCACTCATGATCGCGGTGCTCTGAATAGGTCGGCGGTGGTCGGGGCTTCACAGCTGGGCCAAGGAGAAAGCCGCTGATCCACCCCGAGCCGCCGGGTTGCGTGGGACGCTCGGTTAGCCGGCAGGGCCGGCGATTTTTTTGAGGAGGCGCTCGGCGCGCTCCAGGTCTTTCTTGCCGCCGCAGTTGTCATGCAACTCGATGGCGCGGCGCAGTAGGTCGACTCCCGCCTGAATCTGGCCTGGCTGGCCGTGGTTGGCGTCGTCCAGGCCGGTGAGGGTGGCTTTGCCGAGGGCCAACATCAGCTTGGCGCGCGCCTCGTCAGGCATGTCTTCTTCGGAGGTCAGTTCGGCGGTGCGGGTCAGAATATCGATAGGGAAGTTTTCACCGGTCTTTTGCGCCTTGAGCGCGGCTTCGGCGATCTCTTCGGCCACGATGCAGCCGGTGGAGCGCTCGAAGCGATCTGGCATCTTCAGCCCATGCTGCAGCACGTAGGCCGCAACATCGAGGCCACCGGCCCATTCGCCCGCGTCGAAGCGCCAGACCATCACGGTGGTCAGAACCTCGTCCTGGGCGCCACAGCCGGCCTCAATCACGCCCGCCACATAGGGCTCATAGGCGGGCAGCAGTTCGACCTTGAGCTTGCCTTTGCCTTCCCGCGACTGGATGGCGGAGAGGCGCTGGCGGTCCTGGTGGAGCTGGGCGAGCTGCAGCTCGTACTGAGTGGCCCCCTCCATGGTCTGCTCAGGAGCAGTGGCCGCCGCGGCTTGGGCCGCAGTGACACGCTGGAAGTGCCGCCGGCAGGGATTGGTCATGGCGATATCCCTCACACGATCTCGATGTTTTCGGCGAACGCGGTGCAGCCCAAGTCCTCGATGACGTAGGCTTCGTTGACCGATTCGAAGTTCTCGATACGGTCTCGGGCGGCGTTGTCGACAACGGTCTTTCGGCGGCTGTTTTCCTGCCAGTAGTACGACAGGTTGTCCAGGCGAGTCACGAACAGGCCGTTGGCCGGGAAGTGCGGTACACGCACGGCCGGCAGGTTGCCGATGCGCTTTTGGCTGGTGACGATGTCGGCCGCGAGCATCTCGGTCGGGGCATTGGCCTTGTTGATGATCGGGAAGTATTTGTCGGCCAGGATCTTGCGACCGCAGACCACCACCAGCTCGGTGTCCTCCTGGTACCAAGGCTCAATCAGCTCGTTGACCATGGCGAACACCAGGGCGTCGATGTTCTCGAAGTCCTTGCCGGCGCCGATGGAGATCTTGCCGCTGCCGTCGACTACTTCCTTCATGACGCGCGCCGCGTTCTCCAGGCGCATTTTCTCCAGCCAGCCGACGTTCACATCCTGCAGCAGCGGGTTGGTCGCTGGGTTGGAGGAGGCGGCGCGGCTGGTGCCGTTCCAGCCGATGCAGATGCGGTTGAGCGCCATCAGTTTGATGATCGCATCACGGATACGGGCCTGGAAGTCCGGGAACTTGGCCCAGGCATCGAGCTTCTGGTACTTGAGGTGGGTGTCGTAGTTGGTCTGGGTGCAGACGTAGCCGCGGTTGTCGAGGCCGGTCGGGTCGCGGGTTTCGCGGGCTTTGACGTCGGTGTCGGTGGTGCCGGCGATGTTGCCGGTCACGCCCAGGCCGATCTTTTCACCCATCTGTTCGGGGACGCCGTAGATGTTGATCATGCTCAGGAACTGGCTGGACTCCTGGATACGGCTTTCGAGTTTTTGCGCCACGGCCGGGCTGGCAGTGAATTTGGTGGTGACGTCAGGCACGCCATGAAGCTTGGCCAACTGGGCCAGGTATTCGTTGAAGAGCAGGCGGGTATCGTTACGCATGGTGGTCTCCGGTGTTCCTTGATCGTTCGTGGATCAGCAGTCGGTGAGTTCGCGACCGTTGCCACCGGGAACCGATGGGCGATCCTTCTGGGTATGGTCCTGGGTATTACCCAGGCGCGTGACCAGGGCTTCATGGTCATTGCTGAGCTTGGCGAACTTGGTCTCCAGCTCGGTGAAAGCAGCCAGGCTTTTGGTCATCGCCTCGGCTTGCTCGCCGCCGTGGTTAGCGAGCTGTTCGATCAGCTCGCCCAGGGCGGCGAAGTTGGCGGCGTCCTTGCCTTCCTTTTCCTTGCTCTTGTTGAGTAGGCCACCGACCCTGTCGCGCAGGGCCGCGAACATGCTGGGGCCGTCGGTCACTTCCTCGAATTCGAGTTGCACCTCTTCTGCCGCAGTGAAGAGGTTGTCTTTGTTCTGCTTGCGGCCGGTCAGGGTGCCGTGCTGAGCGCTGAACTGCAGGGCTTCGGTACCCAGGCTGGCCGGGGTGTCGGTAATCGCCAGCCCAACCAGGTACGCTTTACCGGTCTTGGCGAACTTGGGATCGATCTCGACCGACGTATAGATTTTCTGGTTCATGGCGTTCAGGGCGAGTAACGCATCGTTGGGCTGCAGCTGAGCGAACAGCGCCAGTTTGGTCTCGCCATTGATTTCGACCTCCTCCGCCTTACAGGCCAGCACATCGCCATAGGCGCCGAATTCCCCGCCCGGCCAAGCCCATTTGATGTGCTCGCAGTTGATGCGCGCACCGTAGGTGTTCGGGCTGTATTGCGCGGCCATCTCCTCGATCCAGGAGCGTTCAATGGTCCGGCCATCGGTGGTGCCGCCTTCTACGGCAACTCGGAACCACTTGGAGCGAAGTTTTTTTGCTGGGGTGTCGGTCTTTTCGGCCATGCCGGTAATCCTCGTTGCGGTGGCGGTGTGCCTTGCGATGAGGGCATGGTCCGCAGCGCGCCGGTCGGCAGCAATGCACTGGGGTTGTAAGCCCGGCGGTTACAGGCGATGCCAGTAGGGGTTCGCGCGCGCGATTGGCAGCATCTGCGCCATGAACGCTATCGCCCAACCAACCACCGACGCACGCCGCCAAGCCAAGTTCTTGTACTGGACCGGGTGGCGCATCACCGATATCGCCGATTTCCTCGGCGAGAAGGAGAAAACCGTCCACAGCTGGAAGGCCCGCGACGAGTGGGATCGGGCGGACAACGTCGAGCGCATCGGCGGTGCGCTGGAGGCGCGCTTGGTGCAGCTGATCCTGAAGGAAGGCAAGACCGGCGGGGACTTCAAGGAGATCGACCTGCTGCACCGGCAACTGGAGCGCCAAGCGCGGATTCAGCGGTACCAGGGCGGCGGCACCGAAACCGACCTCAACCCCAACATCGCCAAGCGCAATGAGGGGCCGAAAAAACAGGCAGTGCGCAACGAGCTGGACGAGCAGCAAATCGAGACTCTGGTCGAGGCGTTCCGCGACAGCTGCTTCGATTACCAGCTGGACTGGTACCGGGCCGGCAATCAGCGCACCCGCATGGTGCTCAAGAGCCGGCAGATCGGCGCGACGTTCTACTTTGCCCGCGAGGCCCTGATCGATGCGATCACCACCGGCCGCAATCAGATCTTCCTGTCGGCGAGCAAGGCCCAGGCTCACCAGTTCAAGACCTACATGCAGGCCTTCCTCAACGAAGTCCTGGGCGTGAAGCTGACCGGTGACCCAATCGTGCTTTGGAACAACGCCGAGCTGCATTTCCTGGGGACCAACTTCCGCACGGCACAGGGGCGCTCCGGCAACTTCTACTTTGACGAATTCTTCTGGGTGCATGGCTTCAAGGAGATCAACAAGGTCGCCTCGGGCATGGCCCTGCACAAGAAATGGCGCAAGACCTACTTTTCCACGCCCAGCAGCATGGCGCACCCGGCATACACCTGGTGGACGGGCGAACGCCTGAACAAGGGCAAGCCGACCGCCCAGCACATCAAGCTGGATGTGAGCCATGAGGCGCTGCAGCAGGGGCGGCTGTGCGAGGACAAGATTTGGCGCCAGATTGTGACGATCCTCGACGCTGAAGCGCGGGGCTGTGACCTGTTCGACCTGGACGACCTGCGCATCGAGTACGACGCCGCGGCGTTCCAGAACCTGCTGATGTGTGAGTTCGTCGACGACGGCGCGAGCATTTTCCCATTGGCCATGCTGCAGCCTTGCATGGTGGACAGCTGGACGGTGTGGGACGACTACAAGCCCTTTGCGGCAAGGCCGTTCGCCGACCGGCAGGTCTGGGTCGGGTATGACCCGGCTGAGACCACCGACAGCGCAGGCCTGGTCGTGGTGGCGCCACCGCTGGTGCCGGGCGGCAAGTTCCGCATCCTCGAACGCCACCAGTTCCGTGGGATGGACTTCAACGCCCAGGCCGAGACCATCCGCAAGGTGACCCAGCGCTACTGGGTGACTTACATCGGCATCGATACCACAGGCATGGGTGCGGCCGTGGCCCAGCTGGTGCGCCAGTTCTTCCCGGGCCTACGGACGTTCTCCTACAGCCCCGAGGTCAAGACACGCCTGGTGATGAAGGCCGTGGACGTTATCAGCAAGGGCAGATTGGAGTTCGACGCCGGCTGGACGGACGTCGCCCAGTCGCTCATGGCTATCCGCAAGACCATAACCGCTGGCGGGCGGCAGTTCACCTACACCGCCGGCCGCAACGAGACCACCGGCCATGCCGACCTGGCGTGGGCGCTCTTTCACGCACTGCAAAACGAGCCGCTGGAGGGCCAGACCACGGCTAACACCGGCTTCATGGAGATCTACTCATGAGCAAGCCGAACAAGCGCCGCCAGCGCGGTGACGCGCTGGCGCAGCCGGCCCGCGAGGGCGAGTTGCTGGTCAAAGGGGCCGGCGGGGAATCAATGGCGTTTACGTTCGGCGAGCCGGTTCCGGTGCTGGATGGCCGCGAAATCCTCGATTACCTGGAGTGCTGGTCCAACGGCCGGTGGTATGAACCTCCGGTGAATCTGGACGGGCTTGCAAGGTCGACCAAGGCCAGCGTCTACCTGCAGTCGGGACTGACATTCAAGCGCAACATGCTGATGCGCAGCTTTATCCCCCACCGACTGCTGAGCCGGCCGGCGTTCGAGCAGATCGTAATGGACTGGGGGTGGTGCGGGAACCTGTACCTGGAGAAGCGCGACAACATGCTCGGCCAGGCCATGGGGCTGCAGCCCTGCCTGGCCAAATACATGCGCCGCGGGACCGACCTGGAGACCTACTACCAGGTGCGAGGCTGGAAGGATGAGCATGCGTTCAAGGCCCGCAGCATCTGCCACCTCCGCGAGGCCGACATCAACCAGGAAATTTACGGGTTGCCCGAGTGGCTGCCAGCTCTGCAGAGTGCCCTTTTGAACGAGAGCGCCACCCTGTTCCGGCGTAGGTACTACCAGAACGGCAGTCACGCAGGCTTCATCCTTTACATGACCGATCCGGCCCACAGCGAGAAGTTTGTCGACGACCTGCGGGATGCCATGAAGAACAGCAAAGGACCGGGCAACTTCCGCAACCTGTTCATGTACGCGCCGAACGGAAAGAAGGACGGCATTCAGTTGCTGCCGATCAGCGAGGTAGCGGCCAAAGATGACTTCGGGGCGATCAAGAACATCAGCCGGGATGACCTGCTCGCGGCCTTGCGTATTCCGCCGCAACTGATGGGCATCGTACCCCAGAACGCGGGCGGGTTCGGGTCGATCAAGGAAGCGACGGAGATCTGGGTGATGAACGAACTTGAGCCGGTCCAGACGCGTCTGGCCCAGGTCAATGACTGGATAGGCGATGAAGTAGTGCGATTCGCGCCCTTTGACATCACGGCGCGAGGGTAACCCCACGCCGCGTAGAGGGCTTTATCTGGTGTCCGATTTAGCTATAGGTCAGTCTCTTCGATCCTGTTCATAATTTTAGCGAGGGACTTTCCTATTTCGACGTCTGAGAGTAGGTAGTTCAGAGCCTTTTCTAGTGACTTTTTGTCTTCACAGATGAGACGGTCATCTCCGAACTGAATTTCGCATGGATAGCCCTTTTTATGTATTTTAAATGTACCTAGCTGTATTGAGTCTTTCTTGGATCCTGGTCTGTTGGCAAATATACCAGTTACCTTTTTGCGGTTAAGCAATCCAGACGCTGCCAAGGTTGCAGCAGCGGTAGCTGCGCCAATTGTGCCCAAGCCAACACTGGCTGTTGAATCCAAAGACTCGTAAGTGGATTTTCGGAAGATAGAGATTTTTCCATCGCTTGCCTCTTGAATTTGCTGGTCAAGCTCCTCAAAAATAGAATCTATCTCGTTAGTTAGCTCTTGGGCTTTTGCAGCTGCGTCCAAGCCTTTTCCAAAAGACTCTTTGAAGTTCATGATTTGATTGCTCTCTCTATCGTGCCGATTACCGGAATGTGATCAATTTTTGATTTTGAGCTGAGAATGAGCTCGCTTAGTCCTGGGACTTCTGCAAGGTGTGCGGATGTTTGTGAAAGCTTCCATGTGTTTGCCGTAATGAAAGCGTGAGAATATATTATCTGGTCAAAGGTGTGCCACCTTGTGTGGCGGCCCTTGTTATAAAAATAACTTCCGCCATGAGGAAGGCTGCCACAGCGTCCGTTGCCTAGGATGTTCCAGTAGGGGTTGTACAACAGGTGAGGCCTGGACCTGACAAGTGAGATATCTCGGGATGCCATAAGCTGCTCACTTAATGAGTCACTAAAGGGCTCGTCGTTATAGTCTCCCAGTAAAATTATGTGAGGCGGTCTTTGGCTATCTTCTATTAGTGCATCTATCTCATCTCTTAGGCGAATACCCAATACATCTCTGTCAGCATGGTTCTGCTCGCACCAAAGCCTGCTTGGCCAGTGAGAAGCAAAAATATTGATAATGCTGTTGCACCCGGCTATTCGTACTTCAAGCCTTTGGGCAATTTTGAGTTTTTTTGTTCCTTTGATGGATATTATGTTCTCAGGGTCACTAACTGATAGTCGCTCAGGGTTGTAGATGTAACAGGTATCGAATTTTAGGGTTGAATTATTGCTTGTCCCGCTTGCGAATGAGTAACCTTCGAAGTCGCTTGCTGAGCGAAGAAACTCAAAGTCCTCTTCTGATGTTTCACCCAGGGCTATGAAGTCTGCGCGATTTGCAAAAAGCAAGTACGACAAAATATCTTTTGCATGTGCCCTTGTTTTCTTGCACTTTCGGCTTATTCCTTTTGGGGCTAGGCTTGTATTCCACCACCCAAAGGTAATTGAGGTTGTGGTTGAGCTACCCGAGAGATCTATATCCTGTTTGTTTATATCCATTAGGGCCTGTCGACAGTCAAGGGCATTGAGCAGGTTGGTTTGCTTGAGCTAACGTCATCTCTGCGGGACTTATCCGGTTCAGTTTGCCAAGTTAATCTGAGCGCTTCAGTCCACTACATTGTTTCCAATCTCGAGTTCAGCGGTCCCAGTCTCCTATCGTTCATTAAAGCCTAATTAGAGTTATGGCTTAGAAAATGATCGCCCCCGGTGGAGACCTATCGGGGATTTGAGTGACTAGAGATTTTCTAGCTCTCGACGTATGAATTCGCCGAAAGACCCGATCTTCCATCGATTTAGGTCGATAATCTTGCCTGCGTGCCTAAAGTCTTTGACGTTCAGCGTGACCAGGGGTAGCCCCATCGACCATTCTCCGTAGTCTACATCAGTCTGGTTTTTCAACAGTCCGCTACCCATGAGTTTGGAACCAGATTCCCCGCCCACTTTTTTGTGCATTGTGTTGTCTTGAGCGAATTCGCGGCCTTCAACGCTAGTCATGTAGCCGCCTCCGGATACGATGCCGCCTGGCTGCAAGTCACCTAGCCCCGCGCCTTCGTTAGCCTTCGACTCAAGGTCTCCTAACACCAGCCATTGGACAGGCTCCAGCTCCAAGGCCTCAATCTGCCTACCAACGTAAGCGGAGGTTGCCCGGGCCTCGTCTCGTTCATGGTCTCCAGAAGGCACTTCTTGCAGACCATAGGTACTGATGGTGAATCGGAGATCTGCTTTTTGTTCATGCACCAGGTCTACGCCCCTTCGCATAAGTTCGTCCCATGCGCAGTTATCAATGAGAATCGTTGTCTTTTCCATCAGTCGATCTCCGACGAATCTGCAAGCCAATACAGAACACTGCCATATCAACCGCCAGATCGCACGCAAGAAAAGTTGGTACATCCGCCCTCATGAGTAGTTCTCGGGGTTAGATTGCTATGCTGGCTCCCGGCGCGCGCAATCGTCCCCACGCCACGCCTGCGGGCTAAACGTGTCGGGTTTTCTGCGCACCTGCACGACCGCCCGCTCAGCGCAATTACTGGGGGACCGGGTAGGTAGAGGGGAGGGCGCGCTTCTGCGAATCCCTGCAGCAAGGCCTATTTTTGCGGGCACAGGGCTCGTTTCCTTCCATTTTTAGGGAGACCCATCAAAAAAAGGTAATTTCGGTTAGGAGGGGGGTGTGACACCCCTGGAAGCCTTATGGGGCAAGGGTTTGAGCGATTACCAAAAAAGGTAATTAAAGGTAAGGAGAAAGGTAATTTTCCCGTAAGTGATTGATTTTAAAGGGTATGGCTTTTCCCTCACACAACCAGTCATGGAGGTAATCCAATTACCTTTCAATTACCAAAAAATTACCTTTTCCAAAATCCCTGTAGCCTTTGATTTACGTGGCCTCCAGACCATTTTCAGATCTCAATTACCAAAATTACCTTTTTTTGAGGGGTCAACCTTAAACGGCGGTTCCCTATGGTGAAGCACGCTGGCAGGGTGACCTGCACAACCACCTTGGGAACACTCTGGGAACAAAAACGCTCACAAACGCACTCTCTTGGCCACAGAAATCAAGACCTCCAGCCTGCCTGCCGCAATCTCGTTGAGTTCGAATCTCTACGCTTCCGCCATCATTCCTCATTAAAGCCCTGATTATTCAGGGCTTTTTTGTTTCCTGTGCCCTTGCCCCTTCACCCGGGAGCAAGCCCCTGGCCTCCCTTGCGAGGCAGGTGGACGAGCAGGGCGAATCGGGTTGAGCACACGATCAGCGTTCCAATCGCAGAATGGTTCAGGCCGATAAGCTTGCCGTTCGTTCACGTTTGCTCGCCTTTCGTGTCTGCATGTAAAGAGCCTGACACGTTGCTCCCTCATAGACCCGCATAGACTCATCGTCCAGTAAATCGATCTGTAGGCGATTGATTGTCTATTTGGGTGACCTGCCGTTGAGCTATTTACGATAACTACACGCGTCAGTTTCCTCGGGATTGTTGATGGCTTTCGTAAAGTCGGCGTGCCAGTTCGCATGCGCCAATATTCTGTGCTCGGAACAAGCCAATATCTTGTCGCATCACGAAGGTTAAATACCTTCTACAGATGACAGGGCAGCCTCGCAATGACTTTGAAAAACAAAGGGCCCAATGCTGAGCGCCTGGTGTGTTGAGGTCGTCGGCTTACCGGGGCAGGTATGGAACTGTTTCAAGACCTGACAGTTCGGGCAGGCTTCGTGCAGGTAGGGAAGGGGCGAGGACAACCGGAATAAAGGAAGCGAGTAGCGCTCGCACTTATCTTTCCTCTATTGGCGCTGGTACCAATGTTCCAGATTGCGAGCAGGGTGGCCGAAGCTTGCAGGTAGGAGCAAAAAATATTGCCTTTAATATCAAAATGTCATTAGGCCATTATTTGTTTTGTTGCTTATTATTGAGTAACTGGGATCAATAGCGGCGTTATATAAAGGTTGAATTAAAAAGACTGATAGTTGACGCCAAAAAACAAGCACCAATAAAAATAAACCATCCTTGTAGCCAGCCGACAACACTCGAAGCATGGCCGAACATGGAAGCCAATCGCACACGTTACCCGGGAGAGCCGCCTTGAGCATCGCCATAGTCAAAAGTATTGTTGGCCAGGTAATCGCCATTTCCCCAGAGGGCACCCAGCGTGTGCTTGTGGAAGGGGATCGAGTGTTCGCGGGTGAACAGATCCAGACCGGCCCTGGTGGCGCGGTGAGCCTGGAGCTGGCCGATGGACGCATCCTCGACCTGGGGCGCGACACCCAGTGGAGCGCCGATGCCCCAGATAGCGTGGCCGACCTGAGCGCAGCCACTGCGCAGGCCGCACCATCCGTTGACGAACTGCAACAAGCCATCGCCGCCGGTGTTGACCCGACAACCGCACTCGAAGCGACCGCGGCAGGCCCAACCGGGGCAGGTGCGAACCCTGGTGGCATCGGGGGCGGCCACTCGTTTGTGATGCTTGAAGCAGTGGGCGGGTCGGTCGCCCCTACCATTGGTTTCCCCACCGGGCCACTTGGCGTTGCTGTTGAGCAAGCGCGAGAGTTCGTGGGCAATGCAACTCCGGCACAGCAGGCAGCGGTGCTAGTACCTGAAGTACCACCCGAGCCTCAGCCGATTGCGGCCACGCTGACCCTGAGCAGCAGCAATGTGCAGGAAGGGGGGCTGACCAGCATCACCGGTACCCTGAGCCAGCCGGCAGGCAGGGATTTCACGGTGACCCTGAGCAACGGCCAGACTTTGTCGTTCAAAGCCGGTGAAACGGTCGCAACGACCGGTGAGTTCGCTGCCCAGAGCGATGATGTGTTCCAAGACGGTGAAATCCAGAACATCACCGTCACCAATGCGGGCGACCATGGCTTTAGCAGCCTCAATACCGGTGCAACTTCTACCCTCACTGTGAGCGACACCGTCGATACCGTGAGGGCCGAGCTGAGCATCTCGCCGAACCCGGCCGTGGAAGGCCAGGCGGTGACTTACACCATTACCCTGACCGGCCCGGCCGGTGCCGATCTGAGTCAGCACGGTGGCCTGTCCATCGCGCTGAGCAATGGCGAGGTGATCAACATCCCTGCGGGCCAGGTCAGCGCTTCGCAAACCGCTAACCTGGCGAACGACGTCTATGTCGGCAACAGTGCCCCCAGCATCGCCATCTCTGGGATCACCGAGCAAGGCACGGGCAAACAGGTCTTTGAAAACTTGGTCAAAGGCGACCCAGTGACCCTGCAGATCACCGACGAGCCGGGCACTCCAGGTAACCCTGGCACTCCAGGTACGCCGAATGGCGGCGATGAAGTGACGCTGACCCTCACCGGCAATGCCGTGCAGGAAGGCAACACCACGACCATCACCGGTACCCTGAGCCACCCAGCGGGCCAGGCCTTCACCGTCACCTTGAGCAACGGCCAGACCCTGAGCTTCGCCAAGGACGCCACTACTGCGACCACCGCACCGTTCGTGGCCCAGAGCGATGATGTGTTCAAGGATGGCGAAGCCCAGACCATCAGCGTGACCGATGCCGGTAGCCACAACTTTGAAAACCTGAACACCAGCGCGACCACGACCGTCATCGTGAGCGATACCGTCGACACCGTGAGGGCCGAGTTGAGCATCTCGCCGAACCCCGCGGTGGAAGGGCAGGGGGTGACTTACACCATTACCCTGACCGGGCCGGCCGGTGCCGATTTGACCCAGCACGGTGGTCTGTCCATCACCCTGAGCAACGGGGAAGTGATCAACATCCCTGCGGGCCAGATCAGCGCTTCGCAAACCGCTAACCTGGCGGATGACATCTATGTGGGCAGCAGTGCTCCGAGCATCGCCATCAACGGGATCACCGAGCAAGGCACGGGCAAACAGGTCTTTGAGAACCTGGTCAAAGGCGATCCGGTCACCCTGCAGATCACCGACGAACCAGGCACCCCAGGCAACCCTGGCACTCCAGGCACGCCGAATGGCGGCGATGAAGTGACGCTGACCCTCACCGGTAATACCGTGCAGGAAGGCCAGGCCACGACCATCACCGGCACCCTGAGTCACCCAGCGGGCCAGGCGTTCACCGTCACCCTGAGCAACGGCCAGACCCTGACCTTCGCCAAGGACGCCACCACCGCGACCACCGCGCCGTTCGTGGCACAGAGCGATGACGTATTCCGTGACGGTGAAACCCAGACCATCAGCGTGACAAATGCAGGCACCCACAACTTCGAAAACCTGAACACCAGCGCGACCACGACAGTCACCGTGAGCGATACCGTCGACACCGTGAAGGCCGAGCTGAGCATTTCGCCGAACCCGGCCGTGGAAGGGCAGGCGGTGACTTACACCATCACCCTGACCGGCCCGGCCGGTGCCGACCTGAGTCAGCACGGTGGCCTGTCCATCGCACTGAGCAACGGCGAGGTAATCAACATCCCTGCGGGCCAGGTCAGCGCTTCGCAAACCGCTAACCTGGCGGATGACGTCTATGTCGGCAGCAGTGCTCCAAGCATCGCCATCAACGGAATCACCGAGCAAGGCACTGGCAAACAGGTCTTTGAGAACCTGGTCAAAGGCGACCCGGTGACCCTGCAGATCACCGACGAACCAGGCACGCCAGGTAACCCTGGCACCCCGGGCACGCCGAATGGCGGCGATGCAGTGACGCTGACCCTCACCGGCAATGCCGTGCAGGAAGGCCACACCACAACCATCACCGGCACCCTGAGCCACCCGGCAGGCCAGGCCTTCACCGTCACCCTGAGCAACGGCCAGACCCTGACCTTCGCCAAGGACGCGACCACCGCAACCACCGCACCGTTCGTGGCACAGAGCGATGACGTATTCCGTGACGGTGAAACCCAGACCGTCAGCGTGACAAATGCGGGCAACCACAACTTCGAAAACCTGAACACCAGTGCCACCACGACCGTCACCGTGAGCGATACCGTCGACACCGTGAAGGCCGAGCTGAGCATCTCGCCGAACCCGGCCGTCGAAGGCCAGGCGGTGACTTACACCATCACCCTGACCGGCCCGGCCGGTGCCGACCTGAGTCAGCACGGTGGCCTGTCCATCGCACTGAGCAACGGCGAGGTAATCAACATCCCTGCGGGCCAGGTCAGCGCTTCGCAAACCGCTAACCTGGCGGATGACGTCTATGTCGGCAGCAGTGCTCCGAGCATCGCCATCAACGGGATCACCGAGCAAGGCACGGGCAAACAGGTCTTTGAAAACCTGGTCAAAGGCGACCCGGTGACCCTGCAGATCACCGACGAGCCGGGCACTCCAGGTAACCCTGGCACCCCGGGCACGCCGAATGGCGGCGATGCAGTGACGCTGACCCTCACCGGCAATGCCGTGCAGGAAGGCAACACCACGACCATCACCGGCACCCTGAGCCACCCGGCAGGCCAAGCGTTCACCGTTATCCTGAGCAACGGCCAGACCCTGACCTTCGCCAAGGACGCCACCATCGCGACCACCGCGCCGTTCGTGGCACAGAGCGATGACGTATTCCGTGACGGTGAAACCCAGACCGTCAGCGTGACAAATGCGGGCAACCACAACTTCGAAAACCTGAACACCAGTGCCACCACGACCGTCACCGTGAGCGATACCGTCGACACCGTGAAGGCCGAGCTGAGCATCTCGCCGAACCCGGCCGTCGAAGGCCAGGCGGTGACTTACACCATCACCCTGACCGGCCCGGCCGGTGCCGACCTGAGTCAGCACGGTGGTCTGTCCATCGCGCTGAGCAACGGCGAGGTGATCAACATCCCTGCGGGCCAGGTCAGCGCTTCGCAAACCGCTAACTTGGCGGATGACGTCTATGTCGGCAGCAGTGCTCCGAGCATCGCCATCAACGGGATCACCGAGCAAGGCACCGGCAAACAGGTCTTTGAGAATCTGGTCAAAGGCGATCCGGTGACCCTGCAGATCACCGACGAGCCGGGTACTCCAGGCAACCCTGGCACTCCAGGCACGCCGAATGGCGGCGATGAAGTGACGCTGACCCTCACCGGCAATGCCGTGCAGGAAGGCAATACCACGACCATCACCGGCACCCTGAGCCACCCGGCAGGCCAGGCCTTCACCGTCACCCTGAGCAACGGCCAGACCCTGACCTTTGCCGAGGGTGCGCTTACCGCGACCACCAATCCGTTCGTGGCGCAGAGCGATGACGTGTTCAAGGATGGTGAAACCCAGAACGTCAGCGTGATCGACGCCGGTAGCCATAACTTCGAGAACTTGAACACCAGCGCCACCACGACCGTTGCGGTGAGCGACACCGTCGACACCGTGAAGGCTGAGCTGAGCATCTCGCCGAATCCGGCGGTGGAAGGCCAGGCGGTGACATACACCATTACCCTGACCGGACCAGCCGGTGCCGACCTGAGTCAGCACGGTGGTCTGTCCATCACCCTGAGCAACGGCGAGGTGATCAACATCCCTGCGGGCCAGGTCAGCGCTTCGCAAACCGCTAACTTGGCGGATGACGTCTATGTCGGCAGCAGTGCTCCGAGCATCGCCATCAACGGGATCACCGAGCAAGGCACCGGCAAACTGGTCTTTGAGAATCTGGTCAAAGGCGATCCGGTGACCCTGCAGATCACCGACGAGCCGGGTACTCCAGGCAACCCTGGCACTCCAGGCACGCCGAATGGCGGCGATGAAGTGACGCTGACCCTCACCGGCAATGCCGTGCAGGAAGGCAATACCACGACCATCACCGGCACCCTGAGCCACCCGGCAGGCCAGGCCTTCACCGTCACCCTGAGCAACGGCCAGACCCTGACCTTTGCCGAGGGTGCGCTTACCGCGACCACCAATCCGTTCGTGGCGCAGAGCGATGACGTGTTCAAGGATGGTGAAACCCAGAACGTCAGCGTGATCGACGCCGGTAGCCATAACTTCGAGAACTTGAACACCAGCGCCACCACGACCGTTGCGGTGAGCGACACCGTCGACACCGTGAAGGCTGAGCTGAGCATCTCGCCGAATCCGGCGGTGGAAGGCCAGGCGGTGACATACACCATTACCCTGACCGGACCAGCCGGTGCCGACCTGAGTCAGCACGGTGGTCTGTCCATCACCCTGAGCAACGGCGAGGTGATCAACATCCCTGCGGGCCAGGTCAGCGCTTCGCAAACCGCTAACCTGGCGGATGACGTCTATGTCGGCAGCAGTGCTCCAAGCATCGCCATCAACGGAATCACCGAGCAAGGCACGGGCAAACAGGTCTTTGAAAACCTGGTCAAAGGCGACCCGGTGACCCTGCAGATCACCGACGAGCCTGGCACCCCAGGCAACCCTGGCACTCCAGGCACGCCGAATGGCGGCGATGAAGTGACGCTGACCCTCACCGGTAATACCGTGCAGGAAGGCAATACCACAACCATCACCGGCACCCTGAGCCACCCGGCAGGCCAGGCGTTCACCGTCACCCTGAGCAACGGCCAGACCCTGACCTTCGCCAAGGACGCCACCACCGCGACCACCGCGCCGTTCGTGGCACAGAGCGATGACGTATTCCGTGACGGTGAAACCCAGACCATCAGCGTGACAAATGCAGGCACCCACAACTTCGAAAACCTGAACACCAGTGCCACCACGACCCTCACGGTCACCGATACCATCAACACCGTGAAGGCCGAGCTGAGCATTTCGCCAAACCCGGCAGTGGAAGGCCAGGCGGTGACTTACACCATCACACTGACCGGTCCTGCCGGTGCCGACCTGAGTCAGCACGGTGGTCTGTCCATCGCGCTGAGCAACGGCGAGGTGATCAACATCCCTGCGGGCCAGGTCAGCGCTTCGCAAACCGCTAACCTGGCGGATGACGTCTATGTCGGCAGCAGTGCTCCAAGCATCGCCATCAACGGAATCACCGAGCAAGGCACGGGCAAACAGGTCTTTGAGAACCTGGTCAAAGGCGACCCGGTGACCCTGCAGATCACCGACGAACCAGGCACGCCAGGTAACCCTGGCACTCCAGGCACGCCGAATGGCGGCGATGAAGTGACGCTGACCCTCACCGGCAATGCCGTGCAGGAAGGCAACACCACGACCATCACCGGCACCCTGAGCCACCCGGCAGGCCAGGCCTTCACCGTCACCCTGAGCAACGGCCAGACCCTGACCTTTGCCAAGGACGCCACCACTGCGACCACTGCACCGTTCGTGGCGCAGAGCGATGATGTGTACCGTGACGGCGAAACCCAGACCATCAGCGTGACGAATGCGGGCAACCATAACTTCGAAAACCTGAACACCAGCGCGACCACGACCGTTACGGTGAGTGACACCGTCGACACCGTGAAGGCCGAGCTGAGCATTTCGCCGAACCCGGCCGTGGAAGGGCAGGCGGTGACTTACACCATTACCCTGACCGGGCCGGCCGGTGCCGACCTGAGTCAGCACGGAGGTCTGTCCATCGCGCTGAGCAACGGCGAGGTGATCAACATCCCTGCGGGCCAGGTCAGCGCTTCGCAAACCGCCAACCTGGCGGATAACGTCTATGTCGGCAGCAGTGCCCCGAGCATCGCAATCTCCGAGATCACCGAGCAAGGCACCGGCAAACAGGTCTTTGAGAACCTGGTCAAAGGCGACCCGGTGACTCTGCAGATCACCGATGAGCCGGGCACGCCAGGCAACCCTGGCACCCCAGGCACGCCGAATGGCGGCGATGAAGTGACGCTGACCCTCACCGGTAATACCGTGCAGGAAGGCCACACCACGACCATCACCGGCACCCTGAGTCACCCTGCGGGCCAGGCGTTCACCGTCACCCTGAGCAACGGCCAGACCCTGACCTTCGCCAAGGACGCCACCACCGCGACCACTGCACCGTTCGTGGCGCAGAGCGATGACGTGTTCAAGGATGGTGAAACCCAGAACGTCAGCGTGATCGACGCCGGTAGCCATAACTTCGAGAACTTGAACACCAGCGCCACCACGACCGTTGCGGTGAGCGACACCGTCGACACCGTGAAGGCCGAGCTGAGCATTTCGCCGAACCCGGCGGTGGAAGGCCAGGCGGTGACATACACCATTACCCTGACCGGACCAGCCGGTGCCGACCTGAGTCAGCACGGTGGTCTGTCCATCGCGCTGAGCAACGGCGAGGTGATCAACATCCCTGCGGGCCAGGTCAGCGCTTCGCAAACCGCTAACCTGGCGGATAACGTCTATGTCGGCAGCAGTGCTCCGAGCATCGCCATCTCTGGGATCACCGAGCAAGGCACCGGCAAACAGGTCTTTGAAAACCTGGTCAAAGGCGACCCGGTCACTCTGCAGATCACCGACGAGCCGGGTACCCCAGGCAACCCTGGTACCCCGGGCACGCCGAATGGCGGCGATGAAGTGACGCTGACCCTCACCGGTAATACCGTGCAGGAAGGCCACACCACGACCATCACCGGCACCCTGAGCCACCCGGCAGGCCAGGCCTTCACCATCACCCTGAGCAACGGCCAGACCCTGACCTTCGCCAAGGATGCCACCACCGCCACCACCGCGCCGTTCGTGGCCCAGAGCGATGACGTATTCCGTGACGGCGAAACCCAGACCATCAGCGTGACGAATGCAGGTACCCACAACTTCGAGAACCTGAACACCAGCGCCACCACGACCCTCACGGTCACCGATACCATCAACACCGTGACGGTCGTGCTGAGCGCTTCGCCCAACCCGGCAGCCAAGGGCCAGGAGGTGACCTACACGGTCAATCTGGAAGCGCCGGCTGGCATGAGCGCAAGCAACCATGGCGGCCTGACCATCAAGCTGGACAATGGCCTGACCATCATGGTGGCGGCGGGCAGCACCACCGGCACGGTGAAAGGTGCCATTCCCGACGGTGTCTTCGTGGGTGGTGGCAGTGTGTCCGTGGGCATCGACCAGATCACGCAGACTGGCGCGGGTAGCAAGGTGTTCGAGAACCTGGTCCCGGGCGCCAGCGTTGCGGTGGGCATGACCAATGCCACGCCAACCATCACTTCGGGGGCCGCGCTGGTGTCCGAGGAGGGGCTGATCGGCGGGAACAAAGATACCGTCGGTTCACCAGCCGACCAAAGCGACAGCAAGTTGTACGCTGGCAAGCTGACGGTCAGCGATATCGATACGCCGTCGGCCAACCTCTCGGTCAGCCTGGCAGCACCATCGACAGCGCTGACGTCCTCTGGCCAGAGTGTGCAATGGGCGTTGTCCAATGGCGGCAAGACCCTGACCGGCACGGCCGGTGGCAAGGATGTGATCGAAATCAGGATCGACAACGCCGGCAACTACATCGTGGAACTGAAGGGGCCGCTCGACCATCCGAACCAGGCGGCCGAGGATGTACTGTCCCTCAACGTTGGTGTCAGCGTTTCCGACGGCAGCACCTCATCGACCGGCACGCTGACGATCAGCGTCGAAGACGACAGCCCGACCTTCGCCACCAGTGACAATGCCGGCATGTGGAACACTGTCGGGTACACGGCGGTTGGCGACACGCATTTCCTGGCGGGCGGTGATGGCGTGGGCACGCTGAAGTTCGGCACCATCGTTGGCCTGCCTTCGGGCTGGAGCAGCAAGGCAACGGATGCAAGCGGCACCACGGTGGAAATCTTCGACGGTACCACGAAGGTGTTCACGCTTGCCTTGGGAGCGGATGGGCACTACACCGTCACCCAGAACGCCGTGCGCGAAGGTAGCCGAGATACGTTCAACCTGGAAAGTTTGAAATCCGGGAATACCTCAACCCTGCCCGTCACTTTCAACAGTGGCATAACGGCCACCTTCGAAGCCTTGGCCAGTGCTACAGGGAAGCCGACGATCAACGTCGGCAATGGGCTGGGGGTGGGTAACAACCACTTCTCTGCCAACGAAAAGTTCTCCGTGGCGTTCACCGATGCCCTGCAGCACGCCGTCTCGATGAAAGAGGTCACGCTAGGCATTGCGCGGCTTCAGGTCAGCGGTGACGTCAATATCATCGCCTCCTACAAGGACGCCAATGGTGTTGTGCATGAAGCAACGAAGACGTACACCATCACCTCTGGCTCCGAGTCCATAAAGATTCTGGCCAGTGATTTCGCGGGCCTTGCCGGGCACGCCTTCGACACGATTACCCTGGCTGCACCGAGCAAGAGTACGCTTGACACCACCTTCACCAAACTGACCTATGTAGAGGAGAAACCTGCCAGCGACCTGAACTTCACGGTCCATGTCATCGGCACCGACCACGATGGTGATTCGGCAAGCAGCTCGTTCGTGGTGACATCCCATGGTGATGCAGCCTCGTCGGCGTCGATGAGCACGATGTCGCTGATGGCGAGCGACACATCGGACAGCGCCTCCACGTCCCTGCTTGGCAGCGAGGACCACATCGTGTTCGTGGGGGCAGGGGACAGCACCGTCACCGGCAGCAGCGGCATCGCCGAGTCCTTCGTGTGGACGGCAGGTGATACCGGCCATGACGTGGTCAGGAACTTCAATGCTGAAGAAGGCGACCGCCTGGACCTGAGTGCCCTGCTGCAGGGCGAATCGCTGTCGGCCATCGACAGCTACCTTAAGATCACCACGGTCGATGGCGAGTCGACCTTGCAGGTCAGCACCCAGGGCAAGTTCACACCCGGCGGTGACACCAGCAGCGCTGACGTGTCGATCAAGCTCGAAGGTGTGAACTGGTCGAACACCACGGTCAGTTCGCTGGTCAGTGGTGGCGATCCAACCATCAAGATCGACCACTCCGGGCAATGAGCCACGCCCCGCGGCGGCGGCCAGGCCGCTGCGGGGTCCCCCTGAACTATTGATTTGGCAGCCCAACCTGTGGGGGTTCACCCGCGAGCACCGCTACGAAGGCCGAATCCGTCGATGGGGTTCAGCCGGGCAGCCTGGCGCAATCGCTCGCCAATCCGAGGAAGCGGCCCTTGTCGTACCAGGCATCGCGTTGGTAGGCCGTGTAGCTGCCCGTCTTCGACAACACCAGCATTGCCGAGGCCCTGGCGGGGTCGGCGGCGCCGAACAGCAAACGGCTGCCGCTGTCGGTTTCCGAGGTGAATACCTGCGTGCCCGGGGCAAGGTTGCTTTGCAGGCAGCCGACGAAGGCCGCTTCGCTGCGCGCCGTCTGCCCGCTCACCTGGTCGTGGCTGGCGCCGATGTCCGGGTTGTGAGCGCAGCCCGACAGAGCAGCAGCGGCAAGCAGGCTGGCCAGGAAACGAATGCCCGTAGTGAAGGGGCGATGGATTGGGTTCACGCTGCTCAT